ATGTTCACGCTGGTTCTTTTTGTGTGCTACCTGGGTGGCGGTTGTGAAGATATCGTTGTTGATGTCTACAAAACTGAGCAGCAGTGCCTGATATCGATGGACGATCAGCGTATTCGTAACGGCGGATGTTTACCCGCGGATGACTACATCGACAGCTTCTGGCGTCCGGCCCAGGAATACAGCGATTTTTGATTATTGCAGTTGCACCAGCGTCAACTCGCCACCAAACACCGCACCAGTATCAATATAGTGCAGATTCTCGTGATCCACCCGCTGACGCAGAGGCGTATGGCCAAACCAAAAGTGATCCGCGCCGCGAATGCCATTGCCTTTATTCATCAGCCTTGTGCGATCCCACAGTACCCGCTGTAAATCGACCTCTTTTTGCCACTGATAATTATCATCAGGGTAATCTGCGTGAGCAATAACGTGTATGCCGTTCTGGCAACGCAGCTCCAGAATCCAGGGTAATTGCCGACACGTTTCAAGAGCGGTTGTCGCCGCTGGCTGCTCCGCCTGCGCAAACCACGAACCGCCATTCATAAACCACAGGAATTGCTCCCCGGTTGCCAGCGCGTCCAGCCCCATCTGTTCATGATTCCCTCTGACCGCGATAATCCAGCGTTTACGCAGTAGCTTCAGGCAACGCAGACTGTCTGGTCCGCGGTCGATAACATCCCCCACTGAAACCAGCAGGTCCTGCCACGGATCAAAATGACACAGGCGCAATTTCGCCATCAATAATGAGAAGCAACCGTGGATATCCCCGACCACCCAAACATGTCGCCAGCGCGTCGCTTCCACTCTTTGATAAGCATTGTCAGGCAGTCCCATTTGACCTCCTGTACACAGTTCTCATGCAACTTTAATTTTAGCAAATACATCAGAAAGGCGGGTGTAGATTCAATCTGTCAATGCAACACCCCTTTCAATTATCTCTTTCGGTGTTTTGAACTTCAGTGTCTTTCTCGGTCTGTTGTTTAGCTGAGCAGCAACCAGATCTAGTTCATGTTGAGTATATTGGGCAAGACATGTCTTTTTAGGAAAGTACTGCCGAATTAGCCCATTTGTGTTCTCATTTGTTCCCCGCTGCCAAGGACTCTGAGGATCGCAGAAGTAAACTTTAACGCCGGTGCTGACAGTAAATTCTAGATGTCTGGCCAGTTCCATTCCTCTGTCCCATGTCAGTGATTTTCTGAGTTCTGACGGTAAACTCAGGAATTTGTCGGTAAGAGCCTGATTTACTGAGACAGAATCTTTGCCCCTGAGTCTGAGGATGATCGTATAACGTGATTTTCGGTCTACAAGTGTGGCTATATGAGAGTTTTTTGTACCTGAGACTAAATCGCCCTCCCAATGCCCCAGAGAGCGTCTGTTATCGATATTTCGGGAACGTTCGTGAATTGGTGTTCCGTTCACTATGTTAATCGTACCTCTTTCGCCTTTGCGGGTATGACGCCTGCCATGGCGAAGGCTATGCGACCGTCGCAGATGCTGTATATTCAGGTGGTGTAGCGCTTCACGGCTACGAAAGTACAGCGTTTTATAAATTGTCTCAGGTGATATTCGCAGCGTTTTTTGACGTGGTTTTGTTCGCCTTAACCATCCTGATATTTGCTCTGGAGACCATTTCATCTCCAGCTTTTCCAGAACAAGCTTTCGCAATGGTAAATTTTGATCCAGTAAGCACGGTTTTGGCCTTTTCGCCATTCTGTTGGCTCGGTTATTAGCATCAACAGCTTTGTAATAGCGTCTGCCCCGATTACGCTGAACTTCACGTGAGATCGTCGAAGGACTGCGATTCAGCGCAGTAGCTATCGCACGAATGCTCATTTTGGCTGACAAACCAGCTCGTATCTCCTCGCGCTCAGACAGTGTCAGGTGAGCTACAGCCCGCTTACGCTCATGGGGTTTTATGCCGCCAGTATCCCTTAACATAGTGAAGATCGTTCCGGGTTTTGAACCCAGGATATTCGCTATTTCACTGAAGCCTGTTCCGTTCTTCCATAGTTCAAAAACAGAGGCTTTTTCCTCTGCTGTAAATGTTCGTCTCATTCAAAAAACCTCCGCAACCCCATGTTTTCACATAACTGTTGCGTTGACCAATTGAATCTACAGGGACGTTTCTATTTATATCCGAGACATAATTATTTATGGATATGTAATCGGGCATCCATTTTAATCCCATTCGCTGTAATAACGACAAGTGGTGTTGGCTTTAAATCGTAACAGTCAAGTATTCGTGAAAGTAAGTCATGAGGAACCTCCGATGAAGCCATAGCTTTCATGACAAACGATTTATCATTAATGGTCCGTAGAAGCAGGCTATTAAAAACTTCTTGTTTATATGCATTGAATTCATAATAACGCTTGGCTTTACAAAAAGCCTTAACTAACGATTCCCAAATTTGTATTTCTTTTTCCGGATCATGGTCTTTCATAAATCCATCATACCAACCCACAAGATCGTTAGGGAACACCTCAGCTAATACAAGCATCAATATTTCGATTCTATCTTTTTGCTCGCTATTTAATTTAGAATTATATTTTTCTTGCATAAGTATATCTTTCATAGATATCAAAAAGTTAGACTCATGATACTTTTCAATTTCAATAGCGATCTCTTTCTTTTCCACCAATATTATAGGATTAATACAATTGAAATTAAGTCGTGCATTTATTTTATTACATTCATCTAGAACTACCTTACTGCAAATTTCTATTGGTAGTTCAAAAAACTCTCTTCTATGGTTTACTCTATAAGGTTTTAAGCGAAGATGAATATTCTTTTCTGCTTCCCGATAATTTCCTACTTTACATGCCATAACAACATCGAATGGTAGTGGAACACCGGTCACTCCATTAAACAATTGCTTAGCCCGATGCTCAGGCATGTTCTTTGTAAACCCTATCTTAAAAAGATTATCCTGATAGGCATCATTCTTTAAAATATAAACATAACCATCTGAGTCATTCATATATCCATTCCATCTTTAATAATTTTATCGCTATAACCCGTTCATAATAAATCATAATCCTTAGATTATTACCAATTAACTTTATCCGATATCCCCATGGCTATGAAAAAATTAATATACTGTCATTTTCAATAGTACAACATTTAAATCATATCCATCTGCCACGTTACGAGAACATTTGCATAAAGGGATGCAGATAGCACCGAGTCCAAGACCAAAGTGAAAAATGACAGAAAAGTACTTGGATATGGGGGCAAAAATGTTTAGATTGTTGTAGCAGGCATAAAATGCCGCACAAAGAATTTCGTGTGTTTTGGCACCGTGCATTCTAACCTTTTGGTTTATAAAGTACACAAAAAGAGACCGAATACGATTCCTGTTTACAACTCAAAACGCAACAACCTATAAAATTCAATAAGTTAACATCAAAAACCCACTAAAAAACACCTCCTGATACTTACTATTGCACCCGTTCAAGATCAATCAGTTGCTATTGGTTTCGTGGCGTCGTCGGGAAAAATTCGGGATCGCTTTCAACGAGCGCCCATCCATTTTTAATGGATTCATCAATTCACAAAACCATCATTCCGATTTACCTTACAAATTCCTTTTAAATCATTACCGGTGCGCACCTCTTTTTTCTCTGCCCTATACTTTCAGTCTGACATCTGGCTGGAGGTTTCTATGTGTGGACGTTTTTCACAGTCAATGACACGAGAGGACTATCTCGCCCTGCTCGCCGAAGAAGCCGAACGCGACATTCCATACGATCCCGAACCGATTGGACGATTCAACGTCGCTCCAGGCACCAGAGTTCTGCTGCTGAGCGAACGTGACGAGCAGTTGCATCTTGACCCTGTCATTTGGGGATACGACCCGGGATGGTGGGATAAACCGCCATTGATTAACGCACGATCTGAAACTGCGGCCACCAGCAGAATGTTGAAACCACTCTGGCAGCATGGTCGTGCAATTTGTTTTGCTGATGGCTGGTATGAATGGAAAAAAGAAGCAGACAAAAAGCAGCCCTACTTCATTCATCGAGCCGATGGCCAGCCGATATTCATGGCGGCGATCGGCAGCACACCATTCGAACGTGGAGATGAAGCGGAAGGTTTCCTGATAGTGACAGCTGCTGCCGACTGAGCCGTGTTGCCCGGAGTGCGGTGGTTCGCTGAGTTACCTGGGTGAGGATGCCGCCGAACAGCTGGAGCTGATGCGCAGCGCCTTCCGGGTTATCCGGACAGTCCGTGAAAAGCATGCCTGCCGTCGGTGCGATCGCATCGTTCAGGCCCCGGCTCCTTCGCGCCCCATCGAACGGGGGATCGCCGGACCGGGGCTGCTGGCCCGAGTGCTGACCTCAAAGTATGCAGAGCACACACCGCTGTATCGCCAGTCGGAGATCTATGCCCGCCAGGGTGTAGTGTTGAGTCGTTCTGTACTGTCGGGCTGGGTGGATGCGTGTTGTCGTCTGCTGGCACCGCTGGATGAAGCCCTTCAGCACTATGTCCTGACCGACGGCAAACTCCATGCTGACGATACGCCTGTCCCGGTGCTGTTGCCGGGCAATAAGAAGACGAAGACCGGGCGCTTATGGACGTACGTTCGAGACGACCGCAACGCCGGATCAGCGCTGGCCCCCGCAGTGTGGTTCGCTTACAGCCCGGACAGAAAAGGTATCCACCCTCAGACCCATCTTGCAGGCTTCAGTGGCGTACTGCAGGCTGATGCCTACGCCGGGTTCAACGAGCTCTACCGCGACGGCCATATAAAGGAAGCCGCGTGCTGGGCCCATGCCCGCCGAAAAATCCACGATGTTCACGTCCGTACCCCGTCAGTCCTGACGGAGGAGGCGCTGAAACGGATCGGCGAGCTGTATGCCATCGAGTCGGAGATCAGAGGTAAAAGAGCAGAGGAACGGCAGGCAGTCCGGCACCAAAAAGTGCTGCCGCTGCTGGCGTCACTGGAGGGGTGGCTGCGGGAGAAACAGAAAACCCTCTCAAGGCACTCAGAACTGGCGAAGGCGTTCGGGTATGCGCTGAACCAGTGGCCGGCGCTGATCCGCTATGCAGAAGATGGCTGGGTGGAGGTGGATAATAACATTGCCGAAAACGCCCTACGACGGGTCAGTCTGGGGAGAAAAAACTGGCTGTTCTTCGGCTCGGATCATGGTGGTGAGCGCGGTGCGTCACTGTACAGTCTTATCGGGACGTGCAAATTAAACGGCGTGGATCCGGAACGCTATCTGCATTATGTACTTGATGTCATCGCCGACTGGCCTGTGAACCGGGTGGGTGCTCTGCTCCCGTGGCGGGTTACTCTGCCTGCCTGACCAGCTTCACTTCGTCAATACGGTTCTCACTGCACGCTTACAGTTAACTAAGAGGGTTCACCGGATCTTCCCCGATGCTGATGTTCGGGTAAAACCGATGATAACACTGCCGGCGATCAACACTGACGCCAGCAAGCATGAGAAGGAACAGATAAGCCGTAATGTTCAGGAAATGTTTGAAGAGTCTGATATGTGGCTGGTTTCAGATTAATTCCTAATTCCACGATAGTCTGCGAAGATTAATATTATGCTCATTAATGAGCATGCCTGGCTTAGTCTTATCAGATCAAGCTTATTGCATCTCTCAGATTTTTAATTTCATTTTCTCTCTGTATATCTTTATCAATCAGCATCTTCAGCACAACCAGCGCATCCATAAGAAGTGGATTTGTATCCAGCGTAAGAACCTCTCTCAGGGTTCCATCCTCATCCACAGCTCCGTTAACGCGCCTGATATATTGTGGATCTATTTTTTCCAAATCCTGTGCAATAAATCCGCGGCGCAAATGACCAGCCTTATCGAGATTATACCGGAAAGTAACTGGTTTCATTGCGGAAACATTCGCCCATGATAAAGAGCCGTCACCGTACACAACGTCTGATTTGAGTGTCAGACATGATATTGCGGTAGTTGTGAGCTCACGCCAGCCTTCTGCGATACCACTTTCATGGGTCTGGATGAATGCCCGACCTGCACGTCCCACCAAAGAGAACTGGACACCATCCCTGATGCGTGCTTTAAACCCAGAATAGGTTGTTGCCGTAGGAGCAAAAGAGTCACTCTGATAAAAACCACACGCTTCGGTTGATTTCCAGCCTCCGGTAGTGAATGCTGAACCACCAACACCAAAATCCCCCTCTGATAGCATACTTCCTGTGAGACTATAGGCATCCCTCGTCGCACTACTACCTAATCCGATATTTTTACGTGACTCCGCTTTATCATGGATATCATTCAGATTCTGGCTTTTATCCATCTTTCCAGTAATAGTCATGGCAATACCATTCCATGCTGGCCCAGTCCAGGTTGAACCATCTGGCAGTTTAACTGTGACACTACCTGTACCACTGAATATGTTTTGCCAGTTCTGCTTGTCGTAGTTCAGTCCGCGCAGGGCTTCTGCGCTTTGTGCCACCAGCGCCGCGGTGACCATATTCAGCGCCATGCGGGGAACAGCTGACCAGGCCGCGCCAGCCTGTGTTGGCCCGGTGAAGTTACTCACCAGTGTCAGTGATGTATTGCTATTGACGGTCTTAACCGGGAGGGTGTAAGGAATACCGCCCACTGTAACAACAGCGAAATCACCGGCTGCCAGTTCTGTAGTAAATGCAGTTCCGCTGCCGGAAACAGCAGCAGATTTATTCGTCAGGGTGAGTGTTCCTGCTGACATGGATATCTCCTGAATTCAGATAATAAAAAACCCGCCGGAGCGGGTTATTTTTGGTATTTCATTGAGGGCAATTCGAATTGGTGAAGTTACTTTTATTCACCCATCGCCAGTTAAAGGGATAACCGGCCCTGTACTCAGTCTGATTAGCAACTTTTCGCACACCGTAAATGTGTACCGACTGGGGCAGCCCGCCAGACACAAACTCTGCCTGACAAACCGGTTTCTGTTTGTCCAGAACAGGTCCTGAACACGCTGAAAGCACCAGGCAGACAATAACTGGAATGATTGTATTTTTCATTTCGACACCAGAACTAATTATTTAAACAAAAAATAACCAATAGCATTCAATAATAAAAATAGTTTCAATAGATCAATATTCTAAAATTGATCGTTTAAATCGATCAGTTTAATCATATGCGGCTGTGTTTATCGCCGTTATCACAATTCCGCTATTCGTTGATCCGACAGAGGAACCACTTGCAGTGGTTGAACTTTGCCCCCTAATTCTTGTACCACCAGTGTCGTCATGGCAACCCGTCCCCACATCAACAGACTGAAATATTGGCTGTCCACCTGGTGCAGAACCCGCATGGAGGATGACAGAGCCCAGCCCCATCGGATTTACGGCCCATTTGCCTGCCATGTATGTATCAATGTTAAGCCCACCACTTACAGCACCTGGTGAACCAATAGTTGTAAGGTCGCTTAATACCCGGGACTCATTCGTAAGTACCAGTGTCCCTTCGGCATCCCATATAGCCACCCCCCGGGCAGGAAGCGTAAGCGGATATATGGCAAAAAAATAGGCCTCAAGGACAAAAGCCGATCCCCTGTAATTAGACGCATCAACACTGAACGTATTGCCACTTTTTGAAGCTGATATCTTCGCCGGGGCGCTGGTTCTTGCAAATGCAATCCCTCCCTTCTGACCGTCGATAGTCACGGACGCCGAAGCACTGTTAAAATTCCCCCCAAAAGTTGAGTTTACAGTGACTTTCCGGTAAAGCGTCATTGGTGTGGAATCAGGCGTGATAAAAGGGTTCCCGTTAGGTAATGAAATCAATGCGCCATATTTAGCCATCTACGCAGTCTCCGCAAAAACGATTAACTGCACTTTGACTGCCGGGTAATCATTAATCCCATCACTACCTGAAGGCTGTATTGTTATGGTGTTTCCAGATGCAATAATATTTCTTTTATCTGTGTAACTTATTGTCCCTTTATCCTCCAGAGTACCAACCGCAAAACCGACCTTTAAACCGGGCTCGAGGTTGAACTGGTAGCTTCCCGTTTTCTGACCTAAAGCAAGATCGATGATGCCCACCACGGTTACAGGTTTAATGCCATAGTTATTCGGGACGCCGTTAGCGTCCCATGAGGCAAATCCAAAATCAGACATTGGGAGCCACCCCTGTTAGTTTACCAATCTGCACAAACAAACGACCTTCCGGCCCCGTAAAGGAAAGATTGTTGTCGGCTTTAGAAAGACACCACCCCCCCTGATTTGCAACTTTGTAACCTTCTGACCAGATAGAACCTGAGATTTTCGCATTGTTGATTGCGGCGTTAGCAATTTTGGCGCTTGTTATACTTCCATTCTGAATAAACGCATCGCTGATAAACACCTGACCATTAACAACAGCAAAGGGTGAATATTGCGTATCACCGCTACCACTCATCAGGACGAACTGGTTGGCGTTAAACCCGACGCGGGTGACTACCGGCTTACCCGCTTCCGCCAGCACCGCAATCGACATTCCGGCGTTATACATCACACCGTTAATCCGGACCCCAGTTTTGAGGGTGTAAATCGCAGAGGCTCCGGTAGCATCAACCACGGCGGTAAGCTTATCCTCCAGCGCAGCAGTTACATCATTGAACTGCGCCTGCACCTGCGTCGACATTTCAGCCATGGCCTTATCGACCTGTGCAATGGTCGTTTTAACCACCAGAATATCCGCGCGTACTTCGCCGTACTGCGCCCACTGATGTTCCACGGTTCCATGGTTGGCCAGCGCATTCTGCAACGCAGCTTCCAGATTAGTATCAATGTCACTTGTCAGGCGATCACCGTCGGCAGACGTCAGAAAATCATCGGCAATATCGCCCAGGTAGTCGTCAGCATTCGCGTTGGATTGGCCACGAATCCAGTTGGTCCAGTCACTCTGATTACCAATGCGATCGACCAGACGAGCCCGGTACCAGAACTCCTGACCAGCCTTCAAACCCAGTTGGGTATATGTGTGTTGAGGATACGGAACTCCTGCAAGCAGCAGAGGATTATCCCCATTTCCGTTTGCTGAATACTGCAGTTCGGTCTGGAGGGTATCACCTGTATCTGCCGGAAAGGACCAGTCAACCTGTATACCCCAGTTGATTGCTGTGGTGCGCAGACCAACCGGCTTGGGAACATCCCCAGTACGTCCAGTGAGATGAGTCAGCACAGAAGAGGTCCACAAACTGGACGCTCCACCAGAGTTAATGGCGCGGACTCTCACGAGGTAATCACCGGAGAAAATTCCGGAGACCTCTATATTGCGCAGGCCTGTTTCGGGAATGTTGATCCACTCATTATCACCACGTTTCCACTGTGCCTGATACGCTACGATATCTGCCTGGGTTTTCCCGTTTTTATCTACTGGCGTATCCCAACTCGCAACCATAGTGGCGATACGCTGTCCCTGGCGGACCGAATCGTAGCTGCTAATTGCGATGTTCGACGGTTGCCCTACCAGGCCTGTCGGTATCAGACTGATCGGTGGCGTATCCAGTCGGGCATTGTTATCAACGGCATCGTATTTTGCGCTGTTGTACTCTGCACCGGTGATACTGTAGGTGTTATCTTCATCGTTAAATGTCAGATTGGTTACGCGGAAATACTGGAGACGCAACTGGCCCGCATCGATAACAAAAATGGCATTAGGTTGTGGCTCAGCGGTAAAGGCAGTTGCCAGTATCAGTTGCTGGCCGTTAACCGCCTGAATGGTTCTGCTCTCAACGGTACCGCCCTGGGTACGAATCATCAGCGTATCACCCGTCACCGCACTCGTGCCGCGATCGGTAGTTACTGACTTCAACCCTGCATCGTAATCAGTAATACGTCCACCATAGACACGCCCAGACAGCCGCTCATCTGCAAACGCAAATACAGTCCCCGGCACATAAGCGAAGCCATCAAGTCCCGTCTGGACAGTGATAATACGGTCCAGAGAATTGGAGTACACAGCCCAACCACCCCGGCGCTGAGCTTCGCTTTCACGTGTGCAGCCAATCGCGGTTAGCTGAGTCTGCTTAAACTTGAACTGCTTAACCAGATCGGGAAACATCACTGCAGTAGTGCGATCCTGATAGTGGTTATCCGGGTCACTAAAGTTAATCAGCGCTGAGCTATAGCGGTTCTTTTCACTGCCGCTGGAATAGGTTGGTTTCCCGACCACAGAGGCACGGGTGAGGATCTGAAGTTTTGACGTATCTGCTGGCATATCAGAGACAACATTGAACATGTTGTTGCCCCAGAACGTCATGCCGTTAAAACCTGCCGCAATATCCTTAATCACCTGCCAGGCATCAGCCTGAGCCTGGATATAAACGTCAAACATAAAGCGAGGCTCGGTACCGCTACCACCCTTACCATCCGGCACCTTCTGGTCGCAGCGCTGGGCAATGCGGTACAGCTCCCATTTATCGAGCATCGCTGGCGTAACCCTGCGACCCAGTCCGAAGCGCGGCTCAGTAAGAATGTCGAACCAAATCCATGCAGGATTATTCGTCCATCCCCATTTGAATGTACCGTCCCATGTTCCGCCATAAGTACGTGTAATCGGATCGTAGTTCTGAGGGATGCGGATTACCCGACCTTTCGGCTTGCAGGATATCTTCGGGATATTGCTGAATGACTTAGCATTGAATGACACATACAGTAGTGCGGTATGCGGATAACGGAGACGCGCGTCAATCACCTCGGTGATCGCCTGTACCTGCGTTTTGTTCTGGAGCATTTGGCTGGTACTGTCAGCAGTATCCCGGACAACCCGAATCTGCCAGCCGGTTCTGGCTTTGGGAAGAGTAATACGGTGGGTTAGTTCGTAGAGCGAACTGAGCTTTTCTGTGACGGTTTTAGTCATGACTGTCGAGTAAGCCCCACCGTCCACAGCAAGGTCGATATGGTACTGAACCGTTGTGCCGACAATATCCCCATCGTTTTCCTGCTGCTGTAATCCAGGGATACCAATACGTACCAGCACCGCGTCAATCTGGGTGTTACTGATCGCACGAGTCCATGGGGTAACTTTCGTCAGCGACACGCCAATACTGGTTTCATTTTCAACTGCCGGGAAGCCGGGGATTGGTGTCTGAACCTGAGTGCCGGGACGGAAGTCCCAGGTAACGTTCTCAAAGTTCATTGAACCGTCTGCATTGCCCAGCGGGGTTCCGTCAAGGAAGATGCGCGTAGCATCCAGCCCACCAGCAAACTCACCTTCACCCAGAGCCAGCAACATACGACAACGCGCCATAGATTGGGCTGAATCAGGCTGTTCTACGGGCGTGTGCTGCTTCTGGCTGCCACCCTTTGCACCAGTAATCGTTGCCATATTGCGTCCATAAAAAAAGCACCCTATTGGGTGCTTGATATATTCGTCTTACCCGTTAATTCCGGGTCCATTTAATCGGTGCCAGTTTTTGTGGCATTGTGGGCATAACCAACGCACGCTGAGCGGTTTTGCGTAGTCGTCGTGATGCCCGTGAACACCGCCAACTGAATAGCAAGACTCGCAAGCTATCGGGCGCAAAATTCGCCCCATATCCACTTCCGTACGCAGTAACCTGCGCGCCTTCACCTTGATCTGGTTAGAAAGATAGCTCTTTTTATTAATGCGCCGCCGAACGCCTCGCCCTATATCACTTTCTTGGTAAGCTCTTTTTACTGCCTTATTGCTCTCCAATCTTGAAAGTTCTCGCGCACGCGCGAGTCGCGCCTCTCGCAATTCAGGGTTAGCCCTTCGGTCACGGTCATAAATAGCTTTTTTGGATCTTACATCGCTACGCGAGTTATATTCACGCATGTAATCCTTGCCATCCCCGTTGTGATAATGACGCCGTTGAGCTTCTCGCTGTCGCTCCTTCACGTCAGGGCGGGAGTGGTATTCCTCATTCCATTTCTTCCGTGCATCGCCTTTCAAAAAGCGCTGGCGCCTTGCCAAGCCTTTTTCACTATGATCCTTTCTGTACTGGTTTGCCTTTCCCTTTTCAGTCGTTGCAAATTTTTGCTGGGCTTTTTTGACAACGGCCTGACCAGCCTCAGTTTGCTGGTACCGCTTTATTCCCTCATTTCTGCATAACTTACAGCTGCCTTCGACGCCATATTTTCCAGAGGATTTCTTATAAAATTCGGATATTGGTTTTTCTACACTACATTTAGTGCATATTTTGGACTGCATAAAACCTCACAGTAGGCTTTCACAGATGATGGGGCGCGGCAGCGGGGTCTGTGTTCCCCGTTTTCGACTGGCCGGTCTAGCCGCGCAACTCAATGGTATCAAATATCCTCACTGATCACACCGGCTGATATGATGGCGCCGCCGATTTCTCTTTCTCCGTAAAGAATGGCGACCGGGTTGCCCATTGCCAGGGTGTTTACTGAACCGCCGAACGCATAAGAGGGCTTGTTGTCAGGGTCATCGCGACCCTGTAGTCCTTTGGGTTGGGGTGACAGCATCTGGTAGATACCTCCGGCCATCATCCCGATACCAGCGGATATCATGGCACCACCTACAGGGGAAGCCCAACCATACGAAAGACCAGTAACCACGATACCAGCTACCACCATCACGGCTCCGAGAATGGTTTGAAATATGCCGGCCTTCTTTGCACCTTCCATAACCGGTGCAATGCGAATATCGCTATTCCCAGCAAGGTTCTGGTAGTCCTCAATCCCGATGTTTCTTTTTCCACGAAACACAGCGAACGTCATTCCGTTTTTCTTCGCGTTCATCAGATAACTTTCCAATCCGTCCAGGTTGATACATAACGCCTTCACGGCTTCAGCTGTCGTCTGCACCGCCAGCTTATGCACGCGCCCAAATCTCGCACCCAGCGCACCGTACAGGCGAATTGTCGTTAGCCGCGCCATGGCTGAATCTCCTGCGGTAGCTCTTTGTGACGGACGCAGATCATCGTCCTGTCTTTGAAATAACCTCGTGCATACGGCGTGATGCAGGATGGTTGCCCGTACAGATGGTGAAGCAGCTCACCTTCCTCGGTAATGATCCCCGCGTGGTTCCACTTGCTGGATTCAACCTGCATGATGACCATACAGCCTGGCGACGGGTCGCATTCGACAAACCCTTCCCGCTCCCAGTTGTCGAAATACAGGTTGTCCGGGTACTGGCTTTCCCACCATGGGTAATCGACGCGGAAATCGTTAAGCTTCACGCCTTGAGTGGCATGCCAATCCATTACCAGTCCCCAGCAGTCATTTGAGCCCAGGATAAACGGACGCCCGATAAGGGGTACCGCCTCCGGCATTATCTCAGCGTATTCGTCGCTATCCGGCGCGTAAATACCCCAGACCACGCCGGAGTTGTTGCATTGCTGGCGGTCCAGATCGGACGGAATGGGCCTTGCTCCATCGCCAGGATGGGAATGGATGACGCGCACTATCGTCCCGATATCTTCGGCGTTCGCCCAATGCTCGCCATCGATGCGGAAATGCTCTGTTGGATTTTCGTGCGTATTCGGCACAGGAATGTAGCGCTGGCGACGGCCTGACTGAATAACGAAGCCACAGCACTCACGCGGGGATTCCTCCAGTGCATGCGCCCGGATAGCTGCCATTATGGTTTTATTCATTGGTACGTCCGTAAAAAAACCCGCCGAAGCGGGTTTGGTTATCTAGATGGTTATGGAGAGGTCGGGCCTAACCTTTTTCCTGAGAATGTATTTGCTAATGCCAGTCCGTAACGCGGCCTCTTTAAGTTGCATTTTTTCGCCATTCAAAATTACGTAAGGGATTCGGTTTCGTACAGGTTTCGCTAACGCATCTTCGGCATTCATACCGGCGTTTAGTCTGTTGTAAAAAGTTGACTCTTTCATGCCATTTGTTTGCCATGCTGCGCTCATAGTTACCGACTCTCCGCTCACGACAACTTTATGATTATTGCGCTTGTTGCGACCTTGCTCTGTAGCATTTGCCCATCGACAATTGTCTGGAGAATAGCCTTTATTGTTATCTATGCGTTCAATTGAGAACCCTTTAGGCTTCTCACCCATGTCATGAGCAAAATTCACGGGGTTGCTCCATTCATCGCAGACTGTTATACCCCGCCCGCCATAGTGGGGAAAGTCCTTGCAAGCAGGATTTCGACAGCGATCAAGCATAGATGTCCAAGACGAATATCCTGAATAAGCTGTGATTGGCTTGCCATTATGCAGTTTTGTTATTTTTTTCTTATGATAACAGCCGCAAGAAACAACAGCGCCACTACGGAGTGACCCCATGGAAATGCTCTTAACAACACCACATTCACAAGAGCACAAAAAGTATCTGAGGCCTTTTGTTTTTATATGGCTAGGGGCTTTGGTTTCTTTAATAATTGTAAGATAGCCGTACTTTTCACCCGGAAAAATAGTAATGCGTGACATATAAACCTCGTAGCAGGTTGCGTAGATGATGGTGCGCGGCAGGAGTGTCTACGTTCACTCTCTTCGACTGGCCAGTCTAGCCGCGCTGACAGATTATAATTACCTGCTCAGTAAAGTGGTAGCAGGAAATCCACCGTAGTCGAGGATGGCCGCGTTCGGCTCCGCTAGGCCAGCGCCGAACCGTTTACGGCAATCACTGAGGCAGCCCCCACACGCATCCAGCGCCGGATCAGCCACCGCGTTACCCTTAGCATCGAAATACGCAGTGCCGTTATAGGTGCATCCATCGCCGCTACGATACTGACCGCGCAGCGCCCATTCACAAAGCGATGTGATCTGTCGGGTGGGGATCACAAGGCTCTGCAAATCGGCCGGGCTGCTGAGTGCCCAGGTAACCACCTCATCATCTTCGGAGGTTTTGGTGTCAAGCCAGAAGGTCTGAAGTGTGAACATTGACGAATCAGCTGTCGGGTTTACGCCACCAGGGTAATTTACGGCATCGAGATAGACCGCATAGGTATCGATAATGCTCACTTTTGCGTTAACCATGTCCTTAAATTGCAGGCACAGCGCAGTGATATGACCGTCGAGGTTGGAAACGCTAAGAGACGGCTCTGCCGCCTGGTCTGTTGATAGCTCCAGGCCTGAAACCTGAAACGGCCAAAAATCGTAGATATTGCCACCGAAGACAATTGGCTTGGGTCCAAGCTTTTCTTCATCTCCATTGGCAGCATCAATTTCTTCCGGCGTATGGGGGAAAGGTGCGTAGTGGAATCGGTGGATTCCGCCACTGAACTCTGAGGCGTCAACTTCAACCAGGCGTACCCTGCCACCCGGCGCCAGCATAGCCGCCTGATCGACTAATGCCATTATGCGTACACTCCGTAAGCCCGTTTGATGGTGAACGTCAACTCAGCATATTTGCTGCTGATCTGATTTTTCCGTACGGAATCGGCGACTACCCGATAAAGCCCCTTCGCTTCGCCGGGCGGCGTGATGATAAAAGCTTTAACGGTATGAGCCAGGAGGAAATCACGAATACTGTTCACCTCCGTCTCGGTGCCGGTATGCTTCATTGGCACCTGAATAGCAGTAGAGTTAATGCCATTATCAGCAACCTGCTCATAGCCATCACCGAACTGCGCCGCGCGCACCGTTTGACTATATTCAATCGCCCCAGCACCGAGCTGCGAGCGCCAGCTGTATGTTTCAACTGCCATATTTACTCCATAAAAAAAGCCCCGCGTATGCGAGGCTCTGTGTCGGTTCAAAGTATGGGCGATACTTTGTAATAAACTGAGAACGGTTTAACTTCCATTCATTTCGACAAGCCGGTAATCAGTTTTCCCATCCTTGTCTTCAATGCATTCAGCTCTGAATTTCTGCTCAAGACCAAATTTGTTTTTAGCGCTAAATTCCTGCGTCGCGTAGAACTTACCGTCATTGCCGAGCCATCTGTTAGAGCCAAACGCCGACATATCCAGGGTGCTTTTATTGATCACTGACTTTCTAACGTAAGCTTCACAGGCATTACGAAGTTCATCTAATTTTTTATCTGCAAGTTCCTTGGCTTCTTTTTGCTTTTTTTCTTGCTCGGTTGGTTTATTAACCACCGCTGCAACAAAAATCACAACAAGAAGAAGCAGCAACAGCCCAATGGTTCTTAGGATCTTCTTGATTATTTTATTTAACACAATCACCCCCTGATCATTATGGTTTTCAACATATTAACCAGGGGGTGACGTAAACACTACCTGCCTTTGCTGAAGTTGTAGATCATGCCACCCGGTTTAAGCTGTTTCTGAACTACCTGCAGTGCGGCATTCTGCATTTCCTCGGCAAGCGCGCGCCCCATGGCATCACCAGAACTGGAAGTTTGCGTTGTAACCGAACCACCAGCATCTACGTTAACAGTGGTATTGATAATCGGGGCCATCCCGCCGCCACCCTGGGCACGTACACCCAATCGCCCGGCGGAATCCCGAGTAAGTGGCATGATGGCTTCAGCTCCGGCCTCTGCGAATACACCGCCCTTCGCAAACTTGGACGCCCCCTGGAAAGTAAAATACTGGGGAGAGTCGTATACCCCATTAACGTACTTACTGAGCCCTGGGGAGTCATAAACCCCGCCTTTAGCGTTAAAAGTTAGGCCAGCGGCAGCGTTCGCGTAAGATCCCCCTGGTGTGCTCCCGCCTTTGCTGCCACCGCTTATCCAGCCCATCGCTGCCTGTACTGTATAGGCCACTATAAGTTGGTTGGTTATCTCGAGGATCATCTTGAGCATAGATTTGCCGAACTCTTTAACTGACGCGGTGCCAGTTGTCATAAGCTCAGTCAGCATGTTGCTCAAGCCGGTCAGCGTGGAGCTGGCGACGTTCTTCACGGCATCATAGGTATTCGTGGCGGCGTCAAGATATTCATTCCAGCCAGCAACAGCCCCTGCCTTCCAGTCGCCCCGTAATTTGTCCTCTTCGGCATAATATTTCCTGAGAGCTGCCAGTTCTTTTTCATACCCGGCATCCTCAAGCTTACCGCCACCGTTGAGCCAGCCCTGGCGAAGCTGCGCCTCTTCCATCATGCGCTGCGTTTGCCGACTGCTGAGGCCTGCACTATCACGCAATGCATCGGTTTTTTCCGACATCTGCGTGACGTATTTATTCGCCTGCTGCGCCAGGCCGTTAATCTTCTGCTGCGCCTCTACTTCCTTGTTCTTCTGATCAACCACCTTGGCGGCGTTCAGAATCGCCTCACGGCTCGACAGTAAAGATTTTTCCTGAGCAGTCAGCGCGCGGGTTTTGGCTGCCTCATCCAATTCAGCAAACCGAGATTGCTGCTTACTGAACTCAGTGTTTATGACGTGAATATCCCCGGTCAGACGCAGGGTTTCGAGCGTTTCCGTTAGGGTTCTGGCCTGGGCGCGGTAGTTCTCCAGGGTTCGGTCGCCAGCCTCAAGAGTGGCTTTAGCCTCCTTTGTCTTTTTGGCAGAATCTTCAGCTAACTTGGATACCGCGTTCTTCGACTCACGACTGGTGCTGCCGTCGCCAGATACTCCAGCCCCTCTTGCCTCAGCCTCGTAGTTTGCCTGTGCGTTAGGCGCAGTGACGCGCTTCCAAAGCTCGTTATAGCGTTTTTTGTTCGCCTCAATCTCTTTGTCAGCTTCAGCCCCAGCCTTTTTCATTGCCTCGACATCCATGCCGAGGAAATTTGCCAGCGCACCACCACCAGGAATTTTTTCAGCCCATCCGGCAACTGTTCCGGTGAATTTAGCGTCAAGCGAGGTGAGATTCAGAAACAAATCATTGATGGATGCCTTCAGCAATTTGAAGATATCAATGATTTGATTGCCCCAGGCCCGAACTGTAATCCCGATTTGGCCGAAAATGTCGGAAGAGGAGGCTTTTAGTCCGTTCCAGGCTTGCCCGATATTATCGGTGGCCTCTACAATTTTATTACTGCGATCCTCCATGGTGTCGGCAAAAAGCGTTATAGCTTCGTTTGCCGCTGCTGTTTTCCCCTTCGTTTTCTCCAGGGTAATGAGGTGCTTCATCATGGCTTCATCAACAAAGCCATATTGCTGGTTCAAGCTCGCCAGGGCTTTAATAGGATCGTTTGCCAGTCGTGAATAATCCGCCAGCGCAGCCTTCGTATCCAGCCCTGCATCACCCATAGCCAGAATGGATTTGGCAATTTTGGTCATCTGGTCGGCGGTATACTTCCCGGTGTCGTTTAGTTGGACCAGGGTATCAACAGACTCAGCCAAAGAAGCACCAGCGTTATCAGCAACATCCTTTGCCGCGTCGTTCAGTTGCTGCATGGAGGAAAAGCCAGCCCCGCCCATCAAAATGAGCGATCTGGCAACATTGTCGAACTGCTGGGATGAACTGTAGGCAGCCCCAGCCAGAAGAGCCAGCAAACCCACCGAGCCAGCAATCGCAAGGTTAAAGGTATTTAACAGGCCACCCGCCCGCCCCAGCTTCTCCGCTGCCTCACTGGTGTTGTTAAGTCCTTCAGCAGCGTCACTTATGCCTGCTGCCGACTCGGATGTTTCTCTGCTCTCTTCGTTAAACCCAAACAATGCGTCCCGCAAAGCCTGGAGCATTGGGCCTAATCCACCAAAAGAATCCTTAATTTGCCCGCCTTGCTGGAGCAAGATCAGGAAAGGGGATTGGCCTCCAGCCAACTGTGTAGCGATATCGGTGAACTGCGCCGGCAGAGTGCGCAGCGCGGCGCTGTACTGGCCAACGGAAATTCCAGCACGCCGGGCAGCAGCTTCCTGCCGGGATAGCGCCTCTGGTAGTACGTCAGCGACACCAGAGAGGCGCTCACGCGTCTGGTTAAGGATTGTGTTGAAGTGCTCGAACTGAGCACCGTTAATGCGCCCAGCTTCGAAATGTGCCACCAGCTGTGCGTGCTGTTCATCCAACGAATTGAACGCGCGGATAGTCGGGTCGATGGATCCAAGAAGGTTCTTTAACGCTGCGGACTGCTTTTCTGCCGCCTGGGTAGCGGCTAATTCAGCCTGAGCGCGCGCCGCGGCTTCTCCGGTGTCGGTCAGCTTGAGGCGGGTATCGTCCAGGATTTTTTGATAATGAGTAAACTCCTCAGTATCGAGTAACCCCTTGCTATGAATTGTCCGCAGTTTTTGCTGCTGATCATCAAGCTTACCTAAGGCTGCGAGAGTTGGATCTATGCTTTCAAGCAGCCCCTTGAAGGATTTTTGTTGCTCCCATAAAGCCGCTGCGCTCTGCTTGCCGGCATCGGCCCCAGCGCGAAACACGCTATTCAGATCATCTGCTTTATCTACAGCACCGGCCGCCGCCTGGCCGAGTTTATCCAGTTCGTTGCTGGCTGTTTTCAGGTCAGAAACATCGGCCCGCAAAGTAATCGAGGCGATCTGGTCTGTCATTATTTCGTCTCCTTGTGCATTACCTTGAGAGCCTCGCTTTCCATAATTTGAAGGTCAGCCATGCAGGCCGCCGCATCCTCAACCCCGTGTAACTCGAACATCCAGGGGAGAACGTTGTAATCAAGGCCGGTCGCCCCGCTTGCGCCGACTCGCCACTGGGTCGCCAGGGAAGAGAAGATGGTGAAAGACTTCCACACAGAGGGCAGGATCCCCACCTCTTCCTCCACGTCCTCAGGCGTCAAACCAAAAGCGCTCAGCTCCGCGAGAGTCGGCCCCGGCGTATACAACGCTGCGGCGACCTGCCTCAGTTTTTTTCGCGGATACCCATCAGCTCTTTGGTGTATGCCAGACCGATGCTGTCAAAAGCACGCGGATAGTTTTGCAGGAGAACAATAACGTTTTCGCGGTTGAACTCGTCCGGCAGAGCCCATCCTTCGACAATTTCCATGAGGTAGTCGGCCTGCGGCTCGATAGCAGCCTTTTTACCTTCAGCGGACTTTTGCAGCTTTTCATCCATAGAGCGCAGCTCTTCCAGTGTCTTATGGCGGAAGGTAAAGGTCAGCTTGCCGTCTTCAGCACCAGCGCGCGGGATGCTGGCGGTAACGGAGAAGGTCGGGTTCGGGATCAGGGAGAATTTGGTCATTTCGGTTCCTTAGAAAAACGAAACCCGCCGTAGCGGGTATTAGTTAATGCCGGGCAGATACATCTGGACTTCGTCGGCGACGCGATCCCGGGCTGCATGTAATAGCTGCTTGCGACCACCAACACCCCACTTGGCCATTTGGCTGGCACACTGGCTAATTGCCTTGGTTTCAGTGTTGATGATGTGGTCGATTTTGTTCAGGCGGGACATGGCACTGATACCAAGACGCACCACTGTTCTAAATACTTCGTACACTTCAATCTCAAACTCTGGCTTTATCCAGGCGGCATAGCGGATTGCCAGAAGTTCAATGCCCCATGCACCACTTTGATCACCGCCTTTTATAACCTTAAGTGGTTGATTTTGTTCCGAAGCACTTTTTAGTGCTTTGGATTTTAGCGCTTTAACGAAGCGTTTGATCTGCGCGCTACGCAGGAAGACGCTGGGCCTTTGTGACTCAGTAGCCTCTCCGTTAGCTACCGCTGCCGCATGAAGATCGTTAAGACTGTACCGGCCTTCGTCATCAACGCGGACGGAGACCCCATTCACTGAGACGGTTGGGTGATTCATGGTGTGTACCTTTTAAAAAGCGAACCTGTTCACACAGAAAAGCCGCCCCAAGAGGCCCACCGGCACTAACGGCAGTTCTCAGGAACGCTTTCTGAAAGGTTCTTGGTTAGAGAGCGCGTGTGAAGGCGCAGTTTGAAAAGATGGGTAATGCGAATACAGAAAATTCGCCAGCGGTACTCATTGCGAAATAAAGCCCGGCGAACCGGGCCTGATTGGTTAGCTGACAGTAACGGTGCACGCCGCCGAGGTAAGGGTCTTGCCTGCAGCATCGGTAACTTCGCAGGTGTAGGAGCCTGCGTCGCCGGATGCCACCGATGGGATATTGAACGTTGAAGCAGTCTTGCCCGGGATAGCCGTGCCGCCCTTCTTCCACACGTAGGTGTAAGGCGCTGAACCACCCTGCATGACCACGGCAAGATCCAACGCTGCACCAGTGGCAACAGTTTTGGTTGCCGGCAAGTCGGTCAGGAACGCCAGCGGGACAGCAGAAGCGTCGGCGATCGGGTAAATCTGCATATCCGATTCGAAGTTCATGCGCGCTTCGTTGCTTTCAACGGCGTTGATTTCGGTACGCGGTACCTTCTGGAAGGAAACCTTCGCCGAGTAGTAACGATCCGCTTTGCCGCGCGGGTTGTGGAACCAGACAGCGGTCGTGTCGCTCGATTCATCCAGCTCAATCAGGCGATTATAGATAGCCAACTGAGGGTCATGCGCGAAGGTGTAGACCTGCACAACGGCGTTTTTGAACGTCGGGATGGTGCGGGCCTTATCATCCTCCAGGAACTGGACACTGATAGTCTGCTGGTCGCCGCCTTCGGTGGACAGCGTCATAACCTGAGGCATGGTGATCCACGTGTCGATTTTACGCAGCGTGCCCGCGCCAGTGCCTGCCGGGAATTTGGTGGTGTCAGAGGTATCGAACGAATCCAGCACGATTTTGGTACCGGCTACGGATTTAACGCGCAGCACCATATTATCGAGTTTTAGCCAGCCGGAGCTCACCTGCACTACATCGCCCGCCAGGATGCCAGCGGCAGATGCAACAGTCAGTTCGCATTCAGTAGCGTTAGAGGCAGCGGTAAAGGTGATGGGAGCCTGATAGGCCTTGGCCACGTTCACACGCGAGCCGTTAGGGATTGCGAATGCCATTGCATTCTCCTGAATTTAGGTAATAAAAAACCCGCCGAGCGGCGGGTCAGTAGTCAGCGCGATACTGCATGCTGACGGGAATGGTGTAGGTTATGGAGCCACTGGACCCGTTGGGCGCCGAGGTTGGCCGGTCCTGGATGGGTTGTCTCACCTGCGGCGGTCCGTTGATATAAACCGTCAGGTCGCCATCCACCAGCGCAAGCCCTTCAGGAAACGCATCAGCGACAGATTTAGCCAGCCCTCTGGCCTGCGTCACGCCGCTGCCTGCTGGCGCAATGATGTTGAGCTGCAGGATGCCCTGATAGGTTCGCAATTGACCTTCCAGGTCTTGCCCCACCGTCTGTGCCGGCAGAACATAAACACGCCCGTATGGTGAGCTATCCGGGGGAGTAAACGGTATGTTCGGCCAGGCTACGGGCAGCCCAAGCGATGAGCAGATAACCGCGACCCGACTCTCCAGCAACCCAGCAATCCGCATTGACTGATCAGCGGCCATTGCGCACCTCGCTCATTGCCTCACGGAACAGCTGCGCGGCATCCAGCGCAGTGATGCCCACCATGCCGCCTGGCGCCTGGCCGGAATGCCCGCTCTCCAGTGCTGCCGCATATGGCAGGTTATTGGTGAAGAAAATCGAATTGACCTGTCCGACCCTGAACACCTCAAGCACCGCCAGTCCACGGGAGTTCGAACCCTGCCCGGAGGCGTCTGGCGTGTCGTTGGATTCAGTCGGCTGACTATCAAATCCCACGTACCAGTTATTTTTGAAACGGCCTCCAACATACCCATCAGGCTTTTTGATGTCCATCGAGTCGTTTACACGCAAACCGCGCTTTAGTCGTCCCGATTTGGTCAGGTTGGCAGGATCAACGCGAAGGGCAGCATTATGTTCACGCACTGCAGTATTATAAGCAGAGGCCGTTTGGTTCACTTGCCAGGTCTCCGGCTGCCCGACTGGTGACATCTCCACCAATCTACCCAGGATTTTGATACCCGTCCGGCGCGCCGCCTCGTCAATCTCCTGCTTTGAGCCATCAACGAACAGCTGAATAGCAGCCAGGAACGGCTGATTTACGGAACTGGACATATCAGGTCCTTAGCTGGATGTTATAGGAGATCAACACGTCTGCCGGCTTAACCGGATTCGGCTGTACCACGCGCAACTTTTGGCCGTCGATATCAATGATGTCACCGATGCGCACCTCAGTTTCAAACGTGGCTGCCAGTTTCTTATCGCCAGTAGCAATCAGAGAACCGTCGATTTCGCGAGCAGAATACTCTGTGATCACGCCTGTTACAGTGGCAGTAACAGCAGGGGTAACAACTTCTTTCCCGTACTGATCGCGGGTGGTAGTACCTCCGCGAGTCAGTTGGTAGGCTTTGCCGTTCTCCGTCAGCAGCCGCGTTGCCGTAGCACGCATGCGGCGATAGTCGATTGCCATGCTACCCCCTTTCGACCCGGACCTGGTTGCCGCCCACTACAAGCCCGCGCAGTGCGGAATAGAACCATGGGAATGACGGAGAAGCTTTATTCGTTCCCGGCTCATACTGGACTGTTACCGCACCCTCAACGCGCTCCATCGTCACCGCCCCACCGCCAGCGACCGACGGGGTGAGGTCAATCTCCTGCGATTCGATAGCCAGGCGACATTGAGCATCAATCAGACGCTGTGGAATAGCATCATTCGGCAGGTCAACACCATCGAAGCGCACGCCGGAACGCGGCCAGGATAGAGGCTGTGATGCGCTGGAACGCTGACCGCGCCAGGCCTTCCCTTCCAGAAAGTCCATTGCCTGCATCAGCATCTGGCCGCACTCATCATCATCTGCAGGAATGCTATATCCGCGCCCGGCGGCAAATGCCCGCAGGTCTGACACGCTGGCGTAGCTGTTGAAGTCTGGAGAGTGGGGATCGGCAACCAGCATGTTTATTCCTCCAGACGCCAGTCCAGCGCCAGCCAGTTATCCACTTCATCAGGATGAACATCTGTGCGCAGCGGGCCGCCAGGGAATTCTGGGGTGTCACGTACCATGACCACCAGCTCAATACCCTGCTGTTCCTGCTGTTCCTGCTGTTCCTGCTGCTGTTCCTGCTGCTGTTCCTGCTGCTGTTCCTGCTGGGCAGGATTTTTATCAGCGGCCTGCTGAGCTGCAAGCTTTTCCGCTTCACGCTGAGAGCGCTGCTCTTTGGTTAATCCGGCCATTGGGCCTCCTGAAAAACAAAGGGGCCGAAGCCCCCTGAGTTAACCCATGATGATGGCGGAATGACGTGGCGCCACAGCAGCCACACCCCATGCCAGCCCCACTTCATAACGCACCTGACGGTACTGGCGGTACAGCGCCACCTGGAAAGTGATGCCAGATACCGGGTCGGTCACATTCATGACGTCATCAGCAGTATCGCCACCTTCAGGCATCGCCGGGGTACGGCTGGCCAGCAGGAATGCCCCGCGGTCAAACGCCATGTTCGGTACGAATTCGCTCAACACGGTGACATCAGCCTGATCTGCCAGATCCTGACGGAGGCCCGGCGCGCTAATAGTGATAGTGGAAGACGTAGCCGCAACGACCAGATACTGATTGTCATCACCGGCGAACTTCACCGCAGTACCTGCAGCGATACCGCCGGTACCGGCAGAGATAGCGATGATGATATCGCCCTCTTTCTTCGCGCCATTGACCTTATAGCCAGCAGCAGCGCTTTTCGCGGTACGCTTGATGCTGAAGGATTCGTGGAGGTTGAAGCCCATGATGCGACCGATAACACCTTCACGCAGCAGCTGGTCGGTTCCCGCTTCGTTCGCTTTGAAAAGGACAGCCTGTTTACCACGGATGGATGCCATCGCTTCGCCACCAAGCACCATACGCAAATCGGTAGTCGGCGCACCGTTATCGGTCAGGATTTGACGCGCCAACGCAGCATCAGTCAGATCGTCTTTGATGCTGAACGGGGTATTCTTCGGCGCGCCAACAGCGCGGGAGGAGTTGAGGTACAGCGCAGCGAGGTCTGCATCCACTTCGTTCGCCAGCGCTCGGAAAGCCTGCTTGAACTGGTCAGCCAGGATGGTGTTGTAGGTGCCAGCCGGGCCCAAAGCCAATTGCTCTTCACCATTCCATTTGACCGGGGCCATCTTGGATTTGGTGATTTTGACATCCACACCACCGATGGTCTGGTCGCCAGAATTAGGTGCTGACGGACCAGGGACAATATCTTCAGTGGTGGCTGCAGGTGCGACTGGCGCACGTACGGTCTGGTCTTTTGCAGCAGCATCCGCTTTCGCGTCACGCGCCACCGCAGGAATAAAACCAGTTTGCTCGCGGGACACTACGTCCAGCGCGGTATAGATGGTCGGGATCAGACCAGTAAGGGTATTGCCTGCCATTTATGGCTCCTTTCGATTTAATCGACGATGCTGACGCCGTCTTTCAGCGCTGCTTGTTTGCCAGCGTTATCCAGGGAATCAAACGCACCGCGCTTCATGGTTTTTTGCCCGGCCTGGTGCTGCGACTGGTGAGAGCCGCCGCCGCTGTTACCGGACGCTTTGAGGATGTAATCTTTCTGCGGATGCGACTCGACCAGAGACTCCAGGGCCTCATCAAAGCTGGCTAACTCGCCGGGCTTGGTGCGAGAGAACACCTTATTGCCCTGGCCGTCGTAGGCGACAACCTTCCCTTCTTCGATTTTGAAGTTCTGACCGAAGTAGGAACGCACGAACTCCGTCGGGATCGCCATCTTCTCGGAGATGAACTTAGAGCCACCGAAACGGCCGCCGATCATCTCGTCGTAGAGTTGAGTTTCCAGCTGTTTGGTCTTACCGTTCGCCTCGTCCAGCTGCTGCTGGAAAACTTTGGTGATCTCCGCCTTTACCTGGTCAACGGCACCAGCATCAATCAGTTTTTTCTGGTCGATTTTGGTCATCATTTCCAGGGCCTCGAGCGCCTTGGCCGGGTCGGTGATGCCAGAGAATTTCGCGAGATTGGCTTCCGCCACTTCCTTCGCTTCACGGTGAGTTTTCGCCTCGCCATTCAGAGAGGTGATTTTGGTCATCGCTGCGACCGCATCGAACGGGATTTCTTTGCCGTCATCATGGATGTACACAGGCATACCGTTTTCAACGACCACATTTCCGTTAGCATCAAGTTTCAGTTTCATTGTTTTTGCTCCAGCCTTCCGGCCATACGTAATGGGTCATCCGACCCGAGCACCGCGTCGCATCCGCTCAGCGGCAGGCATAAAAAAAGCTGCCCGGAGGCAGCCTGTTAGATAAATTCGATTGTAATTTCGCCGCGTAGCTTGCGGGAGTAAACCTCACTCCGCTTTCGTTTATTGATCCGCAGCGGGTGTGGATGAATGCAAGCGACACCTCGCTTAACGTCCGCCCAAACGCAGCTCTTTACCTCATTACCATTTACAAACACCCTTCGTCTGCCACGGCCATCGCCCACGCAGTGAAAATCATCATTACGCATACCCTATCCCTCAAATGCCGACGCATCCACGCGGCGCAGTTCGTCCAGGGTCAGGTACTCCCCGGCATCGTTGAACATCTCCGGTACGGTGATTTTGCCGTCACGCAGCATCTGCGCGCGAGTAACGCCCAGCACCTGCTCCTGCCGCGCGTAAGGCTGCCTCGCAAGCCACTCGGCATAGCTGGTATGAGCTGGCACCTGTCCGTCCATTGAGGCTCGCGTGACGCTGCTCAGCTCGCCTGATGCTATTTGCATTTCCTCCCACGATTTAGTGATCAGGATTTCACAGGAGCGACAGCAAAAGTGGATTTTGCCGGGTCCGCGCAGATACGGAATTGCATGGCCCAGCGGCTTGCCATCGAGTGTGTAGAGTTTACGGTCGCGGATGATGCACCACTGGCTGGTGTGGGTGTCCAGAGTCGAAGACCACTGTTTGGCCTTCACGATATCGCTGTTGGTCTGGGCGAACTCCTGACGCGCTGAAGCAGCCATATGGTTCACCGCCGTGCGCGTGACTACGGCCAGGTCGCGCCGGGATGTGTTGATCACCCCGTCCTCGCGATTACGCTGTGGCGTACCAGCAATGCGTCTGACAATCTGCTCTACCGTTTCACCCTGGAGGAAACCGGAGCGCACAGCGTTAGTGATTTTGTCCAGTCGATCCGATTCGAGTTTCTGCCCCCACTCCTTGAGCAATCGTCCCTGGAATGGCTGCGCCACGGCAGCAGCGTAAACCTGCTCGGGCGCGATGCTCTGAAGCGGGACATGTTTCAGTATTTGCTGAGGTATTACGCTGCTGAACAGGTCCAGCTGATACACGGCCTCATACTCAACGTAGCGCGTCAGTTCGCGTGCCAGCGCAGTATTAACTGGCTCATAGGCCTGCTGGTTGAGGTCCCGCACACCCGCCAGCAACGAAGCCAGGCGGCGGGCGCTGTATGTATCAGCGCGCTTACCGTCCAGCAGCACCAGCAGTTTGAAAGCTAGGTCAGTATCCATTCTGTTCAGCAACGCGACCATTCGCCGGGCAACGCCAGTACCGTAGCGCGTCACATAAAGGCCATGCGCTATGGTCTCGTCCTGAAGGCGGTCATTGACAGAGCGGACCATGCTATACCTCGTCTAACGTTCTGGTATCCAGAGACGATGATTCAGCCAGCAATTCGTCCAGGACCTTCTCCGGATCTGCATCGGCATCAATCAGGTTGAGTTTTTGCAGGGATTTAATCGCATCTATGCGGCGAAGGTCACCGCCCTGACGTAGCGACTGAATGGCCAGTGCAGCAGGAGGATTGAACTCTTTCGACTCGACATCCAGCTCGGTGCGGACATCAACGTTACCACCTTCGGATTCACCGATGTACTCAGCCATAATCTGCAGGATATTGTCGATCGCATCCTCTAGGCTGGTTGCCATGGTGTAGAGCGGTGACTGCTCCTGCATCTTCTCTTCTGAGGTCTGGTCAACAGACTTGGTTGAGGTGTTGTCAGTGCGCAGCAGTTTCGCGCCTGCCTGGCGCATCTGCTCCACCAGGTCGGTTAGCGACTCTTTACCGGCACTAATTGAGGTTCCAGTATGCTCGACATATTCCAATCCCTGTTTCTGTCGATCGGAGAACTGAGTTGCAGACGAAGAGCCAATTACCAGTTCCTGCCCATCCTCTAGCCCGAATACCGTGAGCAGAGGGACGCGCGCGACGTGCAGAATGTTGTCCTGCTCGCTCTGGCTCTGCCAGTGCTTCACATTCAACAGCGCCATGTTCAACAGCGGCGGAGAACCGCACATAAACCCAGTGCGCTTGGTGTAGAGCGTAACCAGGGTAATATCCCTGCGGGATGTTTGCCATTCCTCGTGCAGCGTCCAGTTCGCCTGGCCGTCGGCACCAGTGGCCTTGCGGTAAATCTGCACCTGCCCGGGCGTCAGCAGTCGAATCTGCTCGACCTTTGTTTGCCCGAAATCATCGCCGTCTTCGACTACCACCTCTTTGATGCGCAGTTCGGTGAGCACCACCTTGCCGCCGGTTATCTTTGACTTCCAGCCGATCACCTGACGGGGATTTAGCATGGTGACGTACGGCCGCGCGCCGATAGCCTTTTCATCCGCCTTGGTCTTCACCTTTTCGGCGTCCACCCGGGGATAATCCACCAGAGCGTGCGAAAGGCCATACTGCATTGCCAGGCTGAAGAACGCCTGCGACCAGACATCGAGGCGACTGCCTTCCAGGTCAACGTTCTTCGAGAACTCGCGCAGCGCATCCGGGACGTTCTCGCCCAGTTGGATCGGCTCAGCGAATACGCGGCCAACGTTCTGGTTGATGGTCTCTTCGTAGGCAGGAAGAAGCGTGGCCACAGCCAGGCGCTTTTTGTAATCCTCTTTGTCCTCTTTTGGCCAGCGCGGCAGATAAGCCTCACCAAGCTGGCGCATGTACAGCGTGCCGCCCATCAGGGCGTCGTTGATGTCCCACGCCTGCACCATGTTCCCATAGTCCAGATTGGGGGTTGAAATATCAGGCATGGGTTTAGAGCCTCAGGCTGGTGACTTTGCCGACTTTCTTCGGCGGTGAGTGTAGGACGGCATAGCGCGTGCCATCCCAATCGTGATCTTCCTGCTGTGTGTCTACATCGTCAGGGTTCTTACTGTCGCGAACGAGAACCGGAACACGGCTAATCCAGCCCCGGCAGTAGTCAAACACGTAGAATGCTGGTTTCTCTGGCATACCTGATTCCAGCTTCTTGCCCTCAATGACGGCCTCCAGCATGTCAGCAAACAGTGCCGCGCCGTTCACGCGTGAACCCGGCTTCTTGTTGGATGGCACCCATTTAACGCCCTGGGATTCCATTTTCTGGGCAATAGATAATTCGTCATCACCGGTGTTGTAGATAGCCCCGTCAGCAGGTCCGGGAACAACCTTCTTGCAGATACCGGGCATGATGTTCAGCTGCCCCTGCGTCACCCCGTTGAGTTTTATCTCCTCAGGCTCAGCAAGCTCCTCTCCCACCAGACGCTTATCAATCCACGCCACGCCCTTAGCAACGTTGGTGGATGACATATTCAGCCCTTTGTTCAGCTCATCAGGCGGGCAGCCGTACCACTCGCCAATGAGGATCAGCGACCCGGCAGGCGGGCAGAACTGGCGACCATCAGGCAGCTCAGCGGTGGTGCCGTCAGCCCGCGCCCACCAGAGGTTGGAGAACGGCTTCGATTCTCCCCAGTCATGAGAGCGGTCAACCGTCCAGCTATCGGGAATGCGGAACGGCTTAATCACGTGATGCGAGGCATTCCACAGATGGTCAAAGCGACCACCGCTGGTGACATCCCATGAACCCTCTACCCAGGCTTTGCGCCGGTTAGGGTCTTTGATTGCCATCAGCGTCGCGATGTACTGCGGATCCAGATACGGGTTCTCTTTGAACGAACCGTGGATAGCGACACGCGTCAGCGTCACGTCCTCTTCTCGCTCGGTCTGAGGGTTAAACACCTTCTGCGTTTCGCGAATGATGGTGCCGCGCGGCGCAGGCTCAATGAAGCGCTTCTTAACCCATGTGTGGCCGATGCCAAACGGGTTTGTGGTGCTGAATGTCTCCAGTGGAATCGGCTTCAGCAGTGAGCCATCATCCCTCGGGTAGTTCTCGGGCCGAAAAGATGATCGCCGGCAGGAGAACATCATCTCGTAGAACTCACCCGACTGCTGCTTGGTCAGCTCGTTAAACCCGATAAACGGGAACTCCTGGCCGTGGTAATCCCAGTAGTCGCCCTCTTCTTTCCCGAAGCGGAACAGCAGCTCCTCACCAGTCGGCCACACCCAGCGCAGCTCAGATGCTGAGGCCAGATATCGGGCACCGTCGTTGAACAGGCGATACATACGCTTTGACTGGGTGATGATGTCGGTGAGGTTTTTATACTCGGTATCGAATATCACGCCGCGCCAAAACGAGCCGTAGCCCAGGCCGACCAGGCGACGAAAGCGCGCCAGCTGCGCGGCAGTTTTACCCGGACCACGCGTACCCTCATAGAGGATTTCGTTGCATGGGCAGCTCAGGGAGAGCGATTGCGATCCCGGCAGAGGTTTCCAGACGGCTTTGTAATTCATCCACCAAGAACCTCACTCTGCTGCTTCTGCGCTGCCGCTTCCCAGTCGTCCACGTTATCGCAGGACGGCACGAGCATAATGCTGTGGGTCGCCGTAACCTTCTGCTCGACCTGCTCTTTAAACGCCTGCACTTTGATGTGCTTGCCGAGCAGCTCGAGGTTCTTGACCTTATCCGGCCACTTAACCTTTTTGAGGATGGTTTCCGCTGTCTCCTCGTCGAAGTTCTGAACCGTGGTGCTGATGTCTAGGCCGGTTAGCGACGTTCGCCAGGCTTTGGGCCAGAGACTGATCTGCTTCAGGCTGCCGTCGTCGTTGAGGATGTCCAGAACGTCCATCTGGTCTATTTCAACCAAGCGCCGCAGCACATAATCAGCATCAACACCCACATCTTCGTTGCGCTTCGCTTTGAGTTCGGCGATTCTGTTTTGGATGTCAACTTTTGACAACAACTTAGCGGCGATTCGGTTTGCAGTTTTGACGCTGTACCCCGCCCGAATAGCCGCTTGCGTGGCGTTTAAATCGATGAGGTACTCGCGACAGAACATTTCTTGTTTGTCGGTGAGTGCCATATTTTTTACCAACACTGAGGTGAAGTTTTTGGACAGTTACTACATAACCATTAACGCAATACAAATCTTGCTTGCGAAAAGTAATGGTTTTTACCTAATTTCTTGGTCTAATCAAAACCGTACTGCCAGTTCAAAAGAAGAACTAGCTCGCATTTTGGCATCAGAATTTAGCATCACCAACCTTGAAGCTACCAATTACGTTGCCGATTTGAACTAACCTTTTCGCCATCGAATCCGCTGTGGGTTTGATGGCCTCCCAGTCCGGTTTTGCCATTTTAACCCTCAGTTTCTTGAAAACTATTTAATCAGATGTATCTTTGATAACGCAGTATCAACGCTCTATTAATTCAAGGAATTTAGAATGAAATACTCACAGCAAGAAAAACTACAGATCATGATGCTCAGTGATATTCACCGAGCATTAGAAATTGAAAACTCATTTGATCCTGACCTCATTGACGAAGCAGTGAGCACGGATAACTACTGGGCTTTATCCTGGGAATACCCAGGCCTTCAAGATGAAGAAGAGGAGACCCCCTGGGAAGTCCAGCTTTTCGTTGATACCTATGATATGTATGACATTCTCCAATACACATACGAACGATTCAGTGCGGAAGACAAAGCAGAGGTTGCCAAATCTATTCGTAATTTCGATGAGAAATTATCACTCACATTCCCCGGATTTGACGGTAACAACGAATCAAAGTTTCTTTTGATTGGTAGTTTATTGAAACGAATGGGACGGTTTAGCGGCAAAGACGATCTCACCCGGAACTCTCACATGCCCTCTGTTGCAATTTACCAACGTATGCTTGAAGTTTTCCTTCCTGCCAGAGCTAAGAATTGGGTTCACAATGTGGGCATTACTAAACATGATTTTATCGATACACTCAACGCGAGAGTGCATCCAGAAAATCGTTAAACGTTAATGCCCGCAAATGCGGGCATTATTCATCATGGCGCCTTATTACTTTGTCGTAGGTGCGCTCACAGGTATTTCCGGCGACATAACGCTCATCAGCCTCTTTTGCGAATTTTCCCGCCAGATCGTCAGCTTCGCTGAGCAACTGGGCGAGCAATATTCCGGCCTCGGCTTTTGCCTGGCTTGTTGCTGCAATTGCGGAAATTCTGCCTGTTTCACTTGTTGCGAGCTGCCGTTGTATTTCGGCGAGCTGCTGTTGCAACCCACTGCGAGCACGCTTAGCAGCGTTAGCATCAGCCTGTACTTTTGCCAGTTCTTCATCGGCTTTCTCTCGTTCTTCATCTACGGCCCGCTGGCGGCGCTGCTCTTCTGCTCTTTCGGTTACTTCACGCTGCAATGCAGTGGTCGCATCAGTAAGGTCACGTTGTGCCCACTGCAATTTCCAGGATGAGTCCGCCTCCTGATACCCGCGTGAATAACACCAGTACGCGACCGCGCATAACAAAAAAGCCACCAGCAGTATTTCTGCCAGCGGCTTCCAGTAAGCCCTCACTGGTCTATCCCCCAGCACGTTAACGCGCTTTCCTGGTCCCGCCGTTCTACCTGCCCATAGCAGCCGTTTTTCTGGCCTTTGGTCAGACGACAGTCGCGGCCACTGTCTTTAACCCACCAGCGAATCGCTTCACAGGCTCCTTTACGGTCACCAGCATTGATGCGCTTATAGAACGTGGACGGGAAGCATTTACCCGGCCCGATGTTATATGGGCAGAAAGAAGCGATACCCGCTTTCTGTGGTTCGGTCAGTGGTACTTTGATATTTCGGTCAACCCACGCCAGCGCCTTATCGCGTTCAATGGCGTTTACCTGGGCGCATTTCTCAGCTGACAGCTTCATGCCCTGTACTACTGGCTTGCCATCAACCATCGTGGCACCACGACAAATCGTCCAGAGTCCGCCGCCGTCGCGATACGCCTGCTCGCTATTACCCTCTTTCTCATCCAGAAACTGATCGAGAATCACGGGCGCGGAAGCCCCGGCAAGAATCAAACCAACGACCGCTGCGCTCAGTTTATTCTTCAGCTTTGGTGACATTGCCATTAAGCCGGTCCTCCCTTTCCTTTTGCCTGTAGTACCAGTTCACTGCACAGGTAATAACGGTGCATGCGATACCGACAATAATTGCCCAGTCGCTCAGGCTTAACCCTGCAATTCTGTCGGCCAACATCCAGGACACCTCTTTTGCTGTTTTAGCTGTTTCGGCATATGCCTTCGCTGATACACCGCAGCCGGTCAGCGTGGTGCCTGTTCCATATGAAAGTCTGCTGTAAATGGTGCTCATTCTGGTCATAGCCTCACCTCCGATTCTTCGGATGGCGCTGTGTGTGTATGAAAAGGGTCAGGCTTCACGGGCTGGATTTATCAACAAAGCACGTAGCGGATGATTCCCGTGAGGCCTGAAATTAAAAAGGCCGCCAATGGGCAGCCCTGTTTTAATGAAAAAAAACCGCTGACATCACGGGAAGCAGCGGCTAATAGGCACGGTCAAAGTTTTACTTATAGTTATTCGTCAAATATTGCATGAATGAAAAAACACATCAAACGCAAAAATTGAACACTTTTGGACAATGAGCTGAACACTCACGCTCCAGAAACGCAAAAGCCCCACGGTGTTATCCGCGGGGCTTGAAACGAAGGCATTAACCCATCGTTGGGATAAAATTAACACAGATTCGGGAAAAGTAAATAGCTGGAATTAACTTCCATAACCGTTATCGTGTTATTTGTTTCAGTTGGTTTTCTGCCCATGCCTCTTCAATATCGAATTTCGTAATCAGCTGATCATAGAACGGTTTAACGGACTTCTTCCACGTATCCAGGCTGATTACATCCGTAATCTGGCAAACAGCTGCGTGGGCCTCAGTTGACGGGATGCGCTCATATCCGCGACCGCCACAGCGCTTGCAGGTGCTGAATACTGGAACGCCTTGCTGCTTCGTTTCCTTCTGATTCACCGCTTTCCCACGGCCACGGCAATCACTACATGCGCAACTGATGGCTTTTTTCCCTTTGCACTGAGGACAGAGAACGCGCGTTATCTCTTTTACCTCACGCCTGTTTTGGTGCTGCGAAGGTATCACCTTCAAACCAAACGCTTTTGATGCCTTAATGATTTCTTTTGCATGTGCCGGCGTATTGGTTTTCATACTGAATACCTCAGCATCAATAAAGCCCTCACCGTTGCAGCAATCGCACCGTTTTACACTGGCTGCGCTGCGGGAATAATCCTCAAATGCGAAGGTGGCCAACTGGTGCATCACCTGAGGCTTAACCCCGAAATCCAACTTACGCAGCGCGGCAACCTTGTCACATTTGGTCATCGCGTACTCAGCCAGCAGTCCGATAGCCCGATCCCGGTCGTTATTGCTTATGCCCATCTTGCCGAGGAAAGCACTGTACCCCATAGCAGCGCGTTCCTGAGTCATGCCTATTGCCGCCATGATGTCGGTACCGGTCAGTGAATCGGAGGCGGTAGCGCGCGGAGAATCGCTAATCAGCGTGGATTTTGCGAAGTGGTATTTCACTGTGTTTTCAAGGTTCATAGCGCTTCTCCAGCATAAGTTTTCACGTAATTCTTCAGTATTCGGTAGTCCGTCAGCACAGAGCCGGGAAAGTGATATAAGCGCAATCGTTGCCAACGAACGCGGAGGTGATCGGCAAAATAGGATTCAAATGTCATGCAGCCTCCCTGCTCTTAATTAATCCACGGCGAAGCGCGCTGTAGTGCTTCCTAATGGTTTCGAGTTCTTCGATGGTGTATCGGTGTGGGACGTTATTGTTTTCGAGTGCCTCGACGCGCTCAGGCCCAATTTTCTCGATAAGGCCAAGGCGGTACTGCTGCTGATTGCCCGACAACTGCACGTTACAGTGGTGGCACTGTTTACTGATATTGTCTTCGTGATAGCGAAGATGTGATGCCTTACCGCGTGAGCGGTAGTGACCTGCTTCCCACTGGACGGTTTCGAACGTCCCGCAGCTGATGCATGGCTGATTGGCATCACGCTCGCGAATATAGTCATTGACGACACGCTGCGTTAAATCCTCCCAGTGCTTCAGCGGCTTAACCGCTGCTTTGCGCTGGCGCCAGGCTGCGCGCTCCTTTTTCTCAGCGGCACGCTGTTTGGCAGACTCTTTGCGCTGCGCATCTTCCCGAGCCTTTCTTGTCTGCTCTTTACCGACTGCGCTGGCACACTCATAACCACACACAGTTTGCGTATCGCGCACAGGATGGAACCACTGGCGGCATTCTTTGTTGGCGCACTTCCGGCGCGGTAACTTAGCCATAATCACCCCCAGACCTTTTGTCGAAAGGTTCTTGGTGTACGCGCCGGATGCTCGCATTCAGGTAATTTTGCACTGACAGTCCAGGTTATGTTGTCGCGATTAAGGCTGCGTTCTACCGTGGCGCCACGGCGGCGGTAACTTGCCACCAGTTCGTCGGCCTGCTCGGTTGTGCATTCGTGATGGTGGAACCAGGAAAATTTCATCGCCATCACCCCGCAAAGCTCATAAGCTGTGCAGCGGCGTTTTCCGCTTCTCGCTGCGTCTTGAATGCCCGGGACAATACCCAGCGCCACAGAACATCGAGCGCTGCTTTGTACAACTGCTGGAACTCGGTTTCGTCCATGTTGGCAAAGGCTATGCTGCGGGGGTGTTTACGAAGAGTTCCGTCAGGTAGTTGAATTGCGTCGTAGTGGCCGGCCTCGACAATTACCCAGGCACGGTACGCGTCAAAGGATTTACACAGGCTGATCCCATTGGTAATTCGGCGACTGGCTACCTGCTCCAGATACTGCTCGGCAGCATCCAGCAGTGCGCCTTCGTTTCCACCAAATGCCGCGAGGAATTTAGCGTACCCGGTCACCAATTTACGTTCGTTGGAAGAAATTGCCCCGCCGGTGGGTTCCCAGTATTCGAAACCGAGATTGAGTAACGCGAAGAAGCGACGATGAAAGGCCGGGTTGCGTACCTGACGAAATTCGGCTACCAGTACGGCGCCGAGTTTGATTTTTGATTGCAGAACATCGCTGGTCTCCGGCGTCGCGGGGATCAGGATTCCTGATTGATGCTTAATGAGGTGTAGTTCGTGCGCCATGGTTCTCTCCGTGGCGCATCAAGTCGTCAGTTGTTCAGGCTGACACTGACATTATGTACAGTTGATAATGGAAAATCAATGCAAGAAAAAACCCGCCGTAGCGGGTTTAATTTTGATGGTGAGTGCTATTTATTGATAACTATTTCTGGCAAACCTTCTTGGACTTGCTGATAGAGCCATCATTACAAACAAATTTTTCACCCGAACAATGCGATATTCCGCCTTTCTTACCTGAGCATGGCTTGTTTGCTGCCGTTGCTGTAAGTGAAAAAAGTGACACCAATAAAACAACAAGAACTTTCTTCATATCCCTATTCCCATCAGTAAAAGTAAGTGAATCGTAGCAGGGATCGATGAAGCGAAAAAGAAAACCCGCCGTAGCGAGTTATATTGTCGATATGGGAATTCACATATCGCTTGTATGGCAGGTTATATCAATCACCAGAGTCTACGAGCTTTTGCATAGCACCTGCGTAACGGGACATGCCGATTTCCAATGCTAACCTCACGTCCTGCTGAGGTGCTGCTGCGAGCATAGCCCTGTATGTCGGGTTAATGGCATCATGTTCGTTCATTGCTGCCCATCCTGCTTTATTCATAGCCTCCGTTGGCTCTTTTGGAACCAACTGCCAACCATCCGGAGTTACCGGAGAGTTGCCAGCCTGGAGAATAGATTTCAGCGCTGCCCTTGGCATTGCCGACCAGGCAAGAAATACGTCTGACCTGTCGACATCTTCTGTCGGGAGAGTTTTTCTATTTCGTCCAGCGCATCACTTAGCTTCTGAAATGCGTCGTCTGGAACAACGTGGCACTCTTCGCCATCAACATCTTGCTGACAGCTATCATCTGCGAGTTCGAATGCGGCCCCGCAAACATTGAGCAGCATTTCAATAACGCGACGGTGTTCTGCTGTTACGCAATTCTCCGGCACCACCTGCGCTGGCGGGGTAGTGTAGAGTGGAATTACCGCATCTCCCATTGGCTGAGACAGACACTTAAGGTGAAGCTCACCCATCTTTGCATAAGCCAGAGTTTCCTCAGCGGCATAAAGCACAGGCTCAGCATTCAGGACTTCATCAATCACCTTGACAGCATCAGCCATTGCGTAGCCGAGATTACCGCCGTCACTTTGCGCTGATGCTTTGCTGAGTACTTCGCGTATCTGGTGCAGGCGATCGAGTGATACAGGACCGTGCGCCGGGTGGTTAGTTGTCATGGGTTAGTCCTCACCAGAGATACTGTAGACAGGTTGCTTTGAATGCTCCGCGAACACCTTCACGCGATTCGTAGTAGTAGGTTGAGTAGCCAGCGCGCGGAACTGCCTTCACCCACTTGTAGGCGCAAAACTCGGCCTTATCGAAGCGTTCTCGCTCATATTCTTCAATCTCACCCTGGCGAATGGCTTCGTCGATAAGCTCAGCCTTACTGACTTCTGCGTGGGCCATGAGCGTTACGCATTCGTCACTCTTCAGTAGTTGCACTACAAAGTTAACGTTTTCCATCTCACTCCCCCTTCACGCCAATGCCAACGGCGGCGCGTTCAGCTTCACTTTGTTCCCAAAACCACTTGTGAAGCGCCATCAACTCTTCGTCAATAGGTGCATATTCGCGGTCGAAATATGCCTGTGCATCCTTTTCATCTTCGCTGGGTAACTCGCCTGGCCCCCACAGCGTGTTATAAATCCATGCCAACGCGGTCGTTGCATTACCGGTAGCCTGCCACTCAATAATCGCAGCTTGCATGACCAGAATGTTTTTCCCGATTAACAGGTCCAGTTCTTTGTGTCGGTTGCGGATGTATGCATTCTCTATCTGTAATTCAGTATTGCGCTTCTCTGTGGATTCCAGCTCATCCAGTAGCGCCAGCACATCAGAGTCGCCTGATTCGAATATCGTTACGCGTGATGCTGAGTAATGAGCATCACCCGGGCTTCTTCCTGGCGCATAATGCGCTCCGTTATCGTCGTAAGTACAACCTGAACATGCGTACATAACAGCACCGGCAGATGCCCTTGCTATCGTCATAACAGCGTCGCAAATATGGCATTTCGGTACTGGTTGCAGTGAATAGCGTTCACGCAGTGCCTGTTTGTCGATGTTGCTCATTGGGCTGCCTCCTGGAGACCGATAGCCTCTGCAATTTGAGCTAATACTTCTGCTGATTCTCCGCTTTCCCCAACCGGTTTATTCATCCAGTCAAACGATACCAAGCGACCCGCTTCGACTACTCCGATATTGAAGTCATCACTGCCTTGCATCTTAAAGCCGTGCTTAATGGCCTTGTCACGTTTGTCGAATTCGACACAATCAGATGTGTACTCGATTCCACCTCCGTTTTCGTTGCACCAAAGGTATTGCTGAATGACGATGTATGACTTACTCATAGCGCTGCTCCCTGTCGTAACTGGGCGGCGAACGATGCGGAGTCCTCGGCATGTTGTTCAAGCCAATCAACAAGAGAACCCATGTCCGTTACTGCCGGATTATCCAAAATGCTTTCGTAAACTCGCTTAGATTCCTGCGCCCGCGCTTCAGCCAGGACAGCTTCGGTTGCCGGGGTTGTGTCGAGAGCCATGTCAAGATGACGCCACATATCCCAGACGCCGCCCGTGCCAATGGTTTTCTTCGAAGGAGTAATGCAGGCGATAAATTCGTTATCAGCGCCTTTGTTCATCATGTATTCAGACACCAAACATGATGACGCAGCCTTCAGCGCCGCATTCTCCGCCGCCAACTCCCTGCACTTGCTCTCTGCGTTAGCGAGCTGTACTGCCGTGGATGCTTCTGATGCTTGCCATGCCCACCATGCAACCTGCATATCCCAGGCCATGTACTCGCCATCAGAGTTTTTGCATACCCGGTAATCAATCAAGTCGCCGAAACGAGCCTTAATGGCTTGCTCAAATTTTTCTCTGCTGCTCATGCTGATGCCCTCCCGTAAAACGCCAGAACCCGCTGCATAGCCGGACTTGTGCGGCAAACTGAAGTAACCATGTTTTTTCTCGTGTTCTGTTTGATCTGCTTAATGTTCAACTCCCCGCCGGGCTGAAGTGAATAGACCGGGCGATGCGGTTCGCCAGTACGGATAACTACCGCTTTGCGTGTCAGGTGAAGCAGCAGGTTATGTGCTTTCTTGCAGTCGCATCCCAGAAGGTGCTGAACCTGACGAGGCGTTATGGTCTGGTTAACCCGAAGGAAATCGACGATTGCCCACAGTGATTTGCTTGCCATAGTGATTTTCCCTCGAGGTTATTTAACGATCCGGAGATGGCTAACGTTCTTGCGGTAGCTGCCCCAGTCAAAGTTCACCCACATCCCGCCATCCATCTGGAGGCGATCGATAACCCGTGCACCCAACGCGCCGAGAAGTTCGTCGTGGTTCAGATTCGTCAGAACACCAACCGGACGCATCGACGACAGCCGACGGTCGATAACCTGATTCAGGATGACTTTCTCACCGCTGCTTCCGCGCTGAATACCGACCTCGTCCAGTACCAGCAAATCGACTTTGCAGAGGTCATCCAGAAGTGAAGCCTCTGACTGGCCACCGTCGTAGCACTCGCGAACACGCAGCATCAGGTCAGGGATTGTCACCACCAGCACTGATTGGCCACCGGACAGGAGATGATTTCCGATCGCTGCCGCCAGATGGTTTTTCCCGGTACCAGGACCGCCACTGAACACGAAGCTCGCAAAGCCAGCCCCAAAGTTCTGCGCGTAGCTTTTCGCCATGGTGTAGGCCTTTCGCTGTTGCTCTCCGGATACTTCGTAGTTGGCGAACGTGCAGCTGCGGTGCAGGCTTTGAATTCCTGAGCGGCCGAAGATTTTCTCTGTGCGCGCTTTCTGATTCAGCTTGTCCAACTCTTCGCAATGTTTCAGGCCTTCTTCCCGCTGCCACGCCAGCAGCTCTGCTGCGCTGGTGAACTTCGGCTGAACGCCTGGCGGAATGAGTTTTTTCAGGCGCTCAAGAGCGCTGCCGGAATTAACAATGTTTTTCACCGTTACCCCCTGAATCCGGTTGGGATGGTTTTATCTGGCTCAGAAATTCGGTTGGGATCTCGCTGTCCAACATGGACGGTCCTTTGGCCGTGACCACGCGATTGCAACAGACTGTTGGCAAAGGTCTGCTCCCAAGCCAACTGGTGTTTAACCTTGCCGTCAGGTATCCAGTAATCACGGAATTGCTGAAGTTCTTCAGCGGTGTAACCCGGCTCAGTGCCGACGTTCTTACCCCAGAGCGCAGCCTGACGCACGAAGTCTGGAGACGGGGTCCATGAGTCAGTGATCGGAAATTTACCCAATGGGCCAAAATCCAGACCGGGCCCCAAATCCTCGTTCTGAGGTTTGGGAGGGATAGCTGGCAGAGGTGGGTGATTTCCAGAAATATCATCCCCAGAATGACTTCCGCCCGCGCGTTCTCTCTCTGGGTTTAGATCTTCTCTTCTCTTCTCTTCTCTGCGGTTACGCGTTACGTTACTAATAACGTTACTCGTTACGTTACTTTCCTGGAGTTTTTTTCGTTCACGAAACTCCTTCTGGCGCTGCGCATTTGTCTTGGCCGTAGCTGAGCGCATATCACCTGACGTATTGTATTCATTGAAGTTTGGAAGAATGACGCAGTTATTCTCCGCATCATAAATGGCCCAGCCTACGGTTGATAATGCAGCCCCAAAACCGGGTACTCCGACAATATCATCGATATCAGACAGGTCTGCATTTTCAAATACACCGTTACGCGAGTGTTCATTTGCCGCAGACCAAAACGTTACTAGTAACGACACCGTAACGTTACGGGTTACGTTACGCGTTACAACGTCTGATAACGTGGTGTTATGCGAAAGTGTGAACATTTTTCCCACCTCCGGTGAACGCTCCAGTATTCGCGCAATTCCGTTCACCTTCGGGCTGGTGACCAGTGATGTACGCATCTTTATCCAGTCCCCGGCCATTAAGTCCTCCTGAAGAATAATTAAGGGAAGATTTATCCAGTCGCGGTCCGACACGCTGGCAAAACAATTTGTGGTTAGGCATACTTACCCCGCAATGATTTCGCAATGAATTGCACCAGAAAGCCGTTGGTGTTCGCGCACCGCGGCTTTCGCCATTTTTGAACCGGTCATATAGCCCCCAGCATCATCTGCACCATCTCCATCAGTGGACCGGTTAACCCAGGGTCAACGCGATACATCTCCACGATCCCCTCGCTCAACTCTTTCAGCTTCTGATGACGTGGCGCATCCATTGCGACGGCAATCTTCGCTTCGCTGGTTTCTTTCTCCAGCCTTGCCAGGCGGGCCATAACGTTATCTTCTGGTAGCAGGCGGTTGCGGAACTCAATCGGCAGAACCGCGAGGATTGCCGGAGTCAGCTGGCGGACGTTCTCGCGGTATCTTTCACTGTTGAAATGGTTATCCAGGAAGCGGAAAAACTTCTGACGCTGTCGGCTGAGATCATCAGGGAAAGTGATCTCGTCCCCCCCTTGCGCCAGGTACTCTTCGATGATCAGAGCAGAAACGACATCCTGACCATCTACACCCGCCCATGAGCGAACGGCATCACGAATATCTTCATGGCTAGGTCCCTTGCACGCTTGAGCACGATTTATCACCGCCTGCTGCGGCGATCCTGTATCCTGGTAAAACGTAAGTGATTGCATAGTGCAGTCCCTTGATGGTTAGCGCCGCCGGTCAGGCGGCTGAATGTGGATGCGGAAACAATTCAGGAAGGTCGGGACGGAATTCATGAGCTTGAATCTGTCCTTCGCTTGCCTTTACCAAAACAGGAACATGGATCGGGGAGATTTGTTTTTTCCCATTTAACCAGTCACAGACCGTGGATTGGGCCTTACCACATCGCTTCGCTAGCTCTTTCTGACTACCGGCGATTGCAATCGCTTTTTCTACAGCAGGGTTTTTCATAATCGCTCCTTCTATCAATTTAGGTTGATTATGTTTATCGCTTTAACGAATGTCAATCGCCTATGCGATTTTTTGCTTATTAATCGCTGTGGCGATAATATTTATGAAGGTTAATAGGGGGTATCTTTAATGAGTTTTTCTGAGCGATTAGATCGCGCAATGAATGAGGCGGGTTATACACAGGGCAAGCTAGCTAAGGCAGTTGGCATGGCACAGTCAAGTGTTAACAAGCTGCTAAATGGTGCATCAAGCTCAAGAAAAACGGTCGAGATAGCTTCTGTTCTCAATGTTCGCCCTGAATGGCTTTCCACGGGATCCGGACCGATGCGTAACGATGGCCAGCTACCGCCTCCCATTACAGCGACAAAAGAAGACTCAAACATATTCAGAGTTGACGTACTTGACCTGACATTTAGCGCGGGCCCAGGTTCTTTCATGATCTCTGAGTTCGTGGAGGTGCTGCATGCCATCGAGTTCACTACCGAACATGCGCGATCGCTTTTTGGAAACCGCGCTCAGGATGACGTAAAAGTAATGACGGTAGACGGGGATAGCATGAACCCAACCATACGGTCTGGTGACCGCCTGTTCTTCGATATCTCAGTAAGAAATTTTAAGGTGGATGGCGTTTATGCTTTTGTGTTCGGCCAGCACTTCCACGTAAAGCGGTTGCAGATGCAGGGGTTACAGCTGGCGGTGTTATCAGATAACCCTGCGTATAAAGATTGGTATGTGACAGAAGAGACACAGGATCAGCTGTATATCATGGGCAAAGCGTTGATCCACGAGTCGATAGCTTATAACAAGCTTTGAGTCAGCAGCACGCAACCTAGCTACAGGAAGCATGGGTAAGGCTGTTGTTCGGGGCTTGCAGCCAAGAAGGGCAATAAAGCTTAAGTTCATCGCTGCAATGAAGCGACCGGTGGAATTTATCACTAATCAATTAGTGGAATAAAAATGGAAGAAGACTCGCAACCTGAAAAGAACATTACCATTCAAGAACCCTTGTTTAGTCTTGAGATTGTGGACTATAAGCCAGCAATGGGCACAGCTCACCTAAGGCATACAGTTATGGCCTCAGACGGTTTAGAGTATGCAATAAAAGGGGTTTCTGATGGTGATGCATCCGCTTTGACAGGGATTCCCCACCCAAAGCAAATTCCAGCATCAGAGTGGCTATGTACTAAACTTGCTGAATTTAGTGGGCTTCCGACACCGGCCTGTAGGGTTTTGATTGACCCAGATACAGGAGAGCATTTTTTTGGATCAAAATATGACCTGGCTGCCATGAGTAAGCCACAAGAAGAAATTAACTTTGCCGCTGAATTGATGTCAGGACCTTCTATTCTACGGAAGCAAGTATGGTCAGTTTACGCCTTCGATCAGTTCGTATTTAATATTGATAGGCATATTGGTAACTATCTGTACACTAAGAACCGATATGGAAGCCTGACTATCCAAGCCTTCGATTTCAGCCTTGCCGCTATGGTTATGGGTTGGCCGAACAAAACCGACGCAGCCCTAATACCAATGGGATACAACACTACAAACTGCTGGCAGGCGGTCAAACAGTTGACATATAATGATGTTTCGTGTAAAGCACCTGCGGAAGCTGTGTTGGATAAACTATCCAGAATCAGCGCTAGCACGATAGAACGGATTTTTGAAGACATGCCGGAAGCATGGATCAATCCTTTGCAGAGGGATGCTCTGTTAACCTGGTGGTCAAGCGACGGCAGAATGAAACGAATCGACACTGTTAGAGGGGAGGTGCTGAAATGAATACATATAAATACAGTATTGTCAGAATAACACCGAACCCTGTCCGCGCCGAGACAATCAACGTTGGCCTTGTCGTCATGAAGCCATCTGGTCCTGATGTGCGCGTCATAGAAACCCCTGCCAAACTAAAAGCTATTACAAATGATTTTGGGCTTGAAGCATTAGAGAATAGCCAGAAGCAGCTGGAGACTATTTTAACTTCTGGCTTAAGCATCGAGCAGGCTTCTCTCTTTTTCCAAGGTAGCTTTGCCTTGTCAAGCGTAGGCACATTTCATGCTGCCAACGAACGCGAGTATGAGTTAAAAATCAATGAGTTAAATAAATTATTCATAACACCTGAGCGCGCGAAGAAAAGAACTGAAGTTTCTCAAAAAAGAATTATTACCGAACTTAAGGATAGGTTTGAAAAAGAAGGAGTTATGGGTAAGAACCTCAAGGAAATTAGCGAGCATAAAGTGGTTCAGGGGTATCCGCTTTCTGAATCTGAAGGTCTTTATGCTGAACTCTTACTAAAAAATGGAATTTATCATTTAACTGAAACCTTAGATCTACGGATTTCCAATAACCGCCAAAAAATGGGTGAGTCAGCGTTTAAAGCTGTGACAATAAACGCAGCTAAGACCAAATGGAATAACTGCGTTAAGACTTTTGTGGTTTTTGCTGCTGATACACCTCAGGAAAAAGCACACTCTCAGCAGCTCAACTTGGTTGGAGGTTATGCTGACAATGTCTTCAACTTGCTAAGCAGCGAAGACATGGCTAAATACTACGATCATATGTTAGTCGCTGCTGGGAAAAGCCTGAATTTTAACTAACAAACTATTGCCAACACCCGGCCACCCCGCCGGGTTTTTACTGCCCTTTCCTCACGAACTCCGCCGCATCCCGCAATACACCTTTGTGAATCATATTGCCCACGGTTTTTCGCTTCGCTTCCAGTCGATCGACAATTGCCTCACAGTCAATCACCACACCGTCGATTATCAACTCAACAACCGCCCCACCAATCTCACCAGCTATGAAAGCTGCGCGATCTTCCAGCAATTCATCACGTGACATATCCATACCTAAGCCCATAGCAATACCCTGTTTGGTGTTTTTTTGAGCATATTACGCATTTCATACAAAAATAAATCGCTTTATAAATCAAATAATAATCGACAAAATCACAATATTATCGTTTAAGCGATTGATAAAATAAATCGCCTTAGCTATCATCATCCCATCGCGAAACACTAAGCGCATCAAGTTCAAACGTTCCGCCAGCCTGGCGACAAGGGCAAACGAGGGGATTGAGATGAAAATTGATTTAGACATCAAAGCTCAGGGAGTTGACGTTTCAACCAGCGGCTATCGCGATTTTGTTAACGCCGAAATTCGCGGTGTTGAGCTTGAAGATCTGCTGGAAGGGATTGAAGACAATGACCTGTTCTTCGCTATTGATCTGGAAGATTACATCGACTGGGCTGATACCAACAGCAAGTTGGCGGATATTCTTGGCCGTCTGTCTGCCGATGAAATCATTGACTGGCTTCGTGATAACGGGCACCTGGAGACTGATAATGATTGATTTTGCACGTAAACCGGCCCGACAGCAGGCCGTTCGCGGGAATGCTTTTACGGCACCATTTCGATTCTTTTGGCATGTCATGAAAGGTTGTATCACCAAAAAGGAAACCAGCAAATGAGTACGCTTTTCGCACTCGTTCTGACTGTCGCAATGACCAACGGTGATTATCACGACGTGATTCTCGGCGTCTATGACAACCAGCAGGAATGCCAGTCAGCTGCTATTGAACAGAAAGTTAACGGTGAATGCTGGCCTGTTGATGGAATCATTCGCAATGGTGAATGGCCAGCATCGCATTAAGGAGGGCAAATGCAGACCAAATGCGGTTATTGCGGCAAACCGGTTGAACCGGAAGAAGTAATCAAAAGCACCCTTCTCTATCGCAACGGCTCACAGCTGGCGCGCAAAGAGAAAGAGTATTGTTCCAAACGTTGCGCTTCTTACGACCAGATGGCGCACGAAGGCTAACGTAAAACCCGCGCAAGGCGGGATCTACGTCCGGTGCCACCGACCAAAGTTACACCGGAAACAACATCAAAACCAAAGTTAACCCAATGGGCGCTATCAATGGTCCGGGGATTCTAACACCCAAAAATGAGGATCTCACATGGAATTCTTTAATGTGGTTAAAGCCACTCAGAAATCCGGAAAGAAAGATGCAGTGGTCTGGTTCACTGCAAAAACTGAGGCTCGCGCCAACCTGCAGCTGGACGTTGCGCTGGAAGATGCTGGCATCGAAACCGGCCGCGGCAAGGATTACGCCAAACCAATTCGCACTGATTTCCCTGTGTACAACGACCTGCCAGAAGAAGGCGAGGTTGATTTCACCTGGTGCGATCGTTACGAACTGGCCGAAGACCAGCGCACCTGGAATGTTAAACCACAGGCTGAAGATGAGTCTGTCGACGACGCGGATACTGAAGACAGCGCCGCAGAAGAATCTCAGCAGACAGAGCAGCCAAACCTGATCGTCGTTGCCACCCTGCCATTTCGTCAGCGCGTACTGGCTCAGTTCATCGGTGATGGTGAGTATCTCTATCACGTCGATGCCGCGCAGAAAAATGAGATTGTCCGCCTTGAGATGGACACTGATGACACGTACATCCAGAACCTGCTGCTAGCTGCTGAGAATGTGGAATCATTCAAAGAAGCCATTGAGCACGATATTCATAAAGTCGTGAATGCCGTTAAGAAAGTCTTCCCTGTCGACGGTAAAAAACCGGAGCTGGCAACAGTTATCCAGTTCCTGACGGTGTGGTTCAAAACTGAATACATCGATCGCGGCCTGCTGGTCAAGGAATGGCAGAAAGGCAATCGTGTAACAACCATTAATCGCACACCTTCAGGTGCGAACGCCGGCGGCGGAATTATCTCTGACCGTAAATTCCCGCAAACCATTCTCGGTCTGGAGCATGAGATTGCTCTGGCGCTACGTGCCCGTGACCGCGAATTTGATATTTACAACGTCCCTCTGGATATAGAACTGCAGGCAAAATCCATTATGAATAAGATGGACGATCCCGAATGGTTGGCGACTCGAGAGAGGTTCGTTTCAATTCCTGGTGGCCTGGGCTACTCACGTGCCTGCATCATCGCAACAGTAAAAACCACACCAGAAGGACTTTATGCTGATCCTGTAAAACACCAAGAATATTTGAATAGAGTACTGACGGAAACCGACCACGCCAACCCAGATCCATTGCTCGTTGATATAGCCTGCGGTCGTTCGTCTATGCCTGTACCTATGAAACAGGAAAAAGTAACGGCCGAAGAGGTAAACAAAATTCTTGCAGCTTCCCGCGGCGAATATGTCGAGGAGATTAGTGACCCTACAGACCCGAAATGGATCACAGAAGACCTCGCATTAACCGCCCAACAAATAGATGACCGTTCACCACTTAATGAGGAAACCACCAGCAATGTGCAGATGGAAGAAACTGTCAGTGATGAAGAACAGGCTGGTGATGAAGTGCAGTCAGGCGAAAGCAGTCTGGAAACTGGTGAAGAGTCACATACCGGCCAGCAAGCCGATGTAAACCAGAATGCAGATTCTGTCGCCCAAAACAGCGATTCTGTAAACCAAACCGAACCAGTTGCGGCACAAATCGAGCCAGAATCTCATTCTGACGAACCGGCTGTTGTTTACCCTGCTTACTTTGAGCCAGGCCGCTATGAAGGGTTGCCGAACGAGGTTTATCACGCGGCAAACGGTATCAGCTCTACCCAGGTGAAAGACGCACGTGTTTCGCTGATGTACTTCAATGCGCGCCACGTAGAGAAAACCATTATCAAAGAACGCTCTCCTGTTCTGGACATGGGTAACCTGGTACATGCGCTGGCGTTACAGCCAGAGCAGCTCGATGAAGAATTTAGCGTTGAACCCGTAATTCCGGAAGGCGCATTTACCACCACGGCAACGATCCGCGCGTTTATTGATGAGTACAACGCCAGCCTGCCAGCGCAACTGAGCGCTGACGATATCAAAGCTTTGCTAGAGGAATACAACGCCGCTCTGCCTGCTCAGATATCGTTGGGCGGTTCAGTCGAGGAAACTGGCCAGAGCTACATGTCACTGCCAGAAGAGTACCAGCGTATCGAAGCGGACCAAAAGCAGACCGCTACGGCGATGAAAGCATGCATCAAAGAATACAACGCCACTCTGCCTGCTCAGGTGAAAACCAGCGGTAGCCGTGATGCATTACTCGAGCAACTGGCAATCATCAATCCTGACCTGGTTGCACAGGAGGTGCAGAAGCCCCAACCGCTGAAAGTGTCCGGTACTAAAGCAGATCTGATACAGGCCGTGAAGTCTGTTAATTCGGACGCCGTCTTCACCGACGAACTGCTGGATGCGTGGCGCGAGAACCCGCAAGGGAAAGTGCTGGTCACCCGCCAGCAACTGAATACCGCGCTGGCCATTCAGAAAGCCCTGCTCCAGCACCCAACTGCAGGCATGCTGCTCCAGCATCCGAGCCGCGCCGTTGAGGTGAGCTACTTTGGTTTTGACGACGAAACCGGTCTGGAAGTCCGCGTTCGTCCCGACCTTGAGATCGATCTAGACGGCGTTCGCATCGGTACCGATCTGAAAACCATCAGTATGTGGAACATTAAGCAGGAAGGTTTGCGCGCCAAACTGCACCGGGAAATCATCGACCGTGACTACCACCTGAGCGCCGCCATGTATTGCGAGACCGCAGCGCTGGATCAGTTCTTCTGGATTTTCGTCAACAAAGACGTGAACTACCACTGGATCGCCATCATTGAGGCATCAACCGAACTGCTGGAACTGGGCATGCTCGAGTACCGCAAGGCGATGCGTGCTATCGCTACCGGCTTTGACACTGGCGAGTGGCCAGCGCCGATCACCGCTGATTACACCGACGAACTGAACGACTTCGACCTGCGCCGCCTTGAAGCGCTGCGTACTCAGGCATAAGGGGAATGAAGATGCAAAACACTAACGTAACTGTAGCTGACCAGAACGCAGTGATTAACTCCAACGTGGCCCTGTTTGATTCCCAGTATCTGAACGCCATCAGTGCGTTTGCTCAAATAATGGCGCAGGGTGCAGCGACAGTCCCCAGACACCTGCAGGGAAATCAGGCTGACTGCATGGCAGTAGCGATGCAGGCGGCACAATGGCAGATGAATCCCTTTGCAGTAGCGCAGAAAACGCACCTGATTAACGGCGTTCTCGGATACGAAGCGCAACTGGTAAATGCCGTTATTTCACGCAGCGGCGTGCTGGCAAACCGCTTTGAATACGAGTGGTACGGACCATGGGAAAAAGTAGTCGGGAAATTCCAGATTCGTAAAGGCGACAAAGGAGAATACCGTGTTCCTGGCTGGACCCTTGCTGACGAAACGGGCATTGGCATCATCATCCGCGCAACGCTGAAAGGTGAAGATCAACCGAGGGAACTTGATCTGCTACTAGCACAGGCCAGGACTCGTAATTCAACGCTTTGGGCTGACGACCCTCGCCAGCAGCTCGCTTATCTCGCCGTGAAACGCTGGGCAAGACTGTTCTGCCCGGATGTAATTCTCGGCGTATATACCCCTGATGAACTGGATGATCGCCGTGAAGAGCGAGAAGTTAACCCAGCTCCAGTGCAACACGTTAGCCTGTCTGAAATTTCAGGTGACACCGTCACAACCACGCAGAGCGCGCAGGAATCGTCAGCAAATATCGACTCACTGGCTGATGATTTCCGCGAACGCATTGATGCTGCACAGGATGTAGACAGCGCAAAAGCGGTTCGGGCGGATATCGAAAGCGCGAAGGCTACGCTCGGTTCCGCCCTGTTCACTGAACTGAAGAACAAGGCAGTGAAGCGCTACTACCTGGTTGATTCACGTAACAAGGTTGAGGCCGCGATCAACTCCCTGCCGTCTCCGGATGAACCGGGCGCAGCAGAACGATTCGCCGAAGTTGAGCGCGTGCTGGCAACCAATAAGCGTCACATGGGCGACGAGCTGCACGATCAGTTCAGCATCACCCTGGCGGATATGAAACCGGAATACGTGGCCTAAGGGAGGCGGGAGGGTTCGCCCTCCCGGTAACGACATGAGTAAATCTTTAAACGCACGCTGCATTCGTCGCTGGGAAATTGAGTTCAAAGGCCGTTGCGATTCGAAAGTAAGCCCTTGGTGGCGCAAACACCACCTCCGCGGTTACATCCGGGAATGCGCCCTGACAACTGCCGATTGCATGGTTGAGCGTATGGCTGAGGACAACGCTCTGGTTGATTTTCAAGGTAATGGTCGCGGCTGGTCACCTGAGTTTTCAGCGTGGTACGGCGAGCGCCGTGCGCAGTATAGAAAAGAAGCGTTGAGCTACCTCAATGAAGATGCCAGCAACGACGAGATCGACGAAGAGATTCAGAACGAGCTGGAGGCCTGGAATGACTGAGCGTGGAATGATTTTTAACGGTGAAATGGTTCGCGCCATTCTCGACGGTCGTAAAACCCAGACGCGGCGTGTGATCAAACTCTTCCATGAGCGCGGCATGCTGAATCCGGTAGTTCGCGGGCGCAATGGCGAAATTTCATCCGTCTCTTGCAGGCTTGCTCCGATGCTGTGCCCGTTCGGTCAGCCGGGTGATCGTATCTGGGTTCGGGAGACATGGGGCGTAGTCAGCCACGAACTGGATGAAGATGGCCGCATCCAGCCATGGAACCCTGACCGCTCTGCTACAGCGATTCACGAAATGCCGTTTGGCAATGGCTATTACTCTGGTCACGCCATCTATGCCGCGGATGGGGAATTTACCTGGGGTGATGACGATGGCTATGAGGATGGTCGTTCGTGTTGGAAACCGTCTATCCACATGCCACGCGCAGCCTGCCGCATCCTACTGGAGATTACCGACGTGCGAGTGGAAAGGTTGAACAGCATCAGCCAAGAAGATGCGCAGGCTGAAGGCATGGAACTTACCGGATGGCGGCCAACCTACTCAGACCCCGATAGCGGCGGCGATGTTTGGACTCCATATGACAATTTTGCACAGTTATGGTCGTCCATCTACGGCGAAGGCAGCTGGTTGGCTAATCCGTTGGTCTGGGTTATTGAGTTTAAGCGTATCGAAGGAGGTGACCATGCGACTAATTAACCGTGGAAATCAGCAATCCCCATTAGCGCGCCAGGCATGCGACATCGCACTAGCAACCCACCAACAACGATACGGCGACTATGGCCGCAGCAAGATGAAAGAGACGTACACGGTGAGAGTTGAAGGCGTGAAGGTCTGGGTGGAAGTAGTGAACCGCAAGGCCAGCTACGTGGCCACGGCGATGACAGGTATGCGCCGACTGCGTGCGCTGCCGGGTCAGGTTTCTTGATAACGATATTTCATTAACAGTTTTCCGGCAGCTCTATAATGAGTTGCCGGATCCGGAGGTAGTATGGCCAAGCTTCTTAATCTGCAGGAATGGGCGAATTCAACTTACTCAACCCCGCCGTCTCTTTCAACACTTCGCCGCTGGGCGCGGGAGGGGCGCATTTACCCTGCTCCGGAACTTCACGGCAAAGAATATAAGGTTAAGCCTGACGCCATCTATGTGGATCCGAGCAAGAAGAACCTTCGCCCCAAATCAAAACGCTTAGCGCTGCCAACTGGCGGCACTCTACTGGAGAGACTGACTCATGGCGAAAAGGCCAGTACGTTACGACGCTAACCTGCCCCGTAACCTGACCTATCGTAAAAGAGACAGGCTTTATAGCTGGCGAAACCCGATTACCGGTCAAGAATTATCTCTTGGCCGGATCGACAGAAAGGACGCCATTTCTCAGGCCATCGAGGCCAACAACTACATCGACCAGAATTACCTTCCGTCAGCGCTGCTGGACCGTATAAAGGAAACACCAACATTTACGGTGAAAGCGTGGCTCGAGCGCTACGAAGTAATTCTTGAGCGAAGAGAATTGAAACCCAACACGATGAAGGTCAGGCGCAATCAGATCGCCACTATCAGTGATGAATTCGGACGTATGCCGCTATCGGCGGTCAGCACAAAGGACGTATCTACTTTCCTGGAGAGTTACATACTCTGCGATAAGAAGAGCATGGCCTCAGGCCTGCGATCGGTATTGTTGGATATTTTCAGGGAGGCGATCGTCGAGGGACATATTGAAAGGAACCCGGCAGAGCCGACAAGGACGCCGACACCAAAAGTGAAGCGAGAGCGTCTTTTGCTCGAGCAGTTTGAGATAATAAGGGATGCCGCAACTGCTCATTCTGGATGGGCTGCAAATGCATGTGACCTGGCGCTGGTCACCGGGCAGAGAAGAGAGGACGTATCGCTGTTCAGATTCAGCGATATCAGAGATGGAAGATTGTTTGTCACGCAGGAAAAGACAGGTCACAAATTGGCGTTGCCACTTGATTTGCGACTGGACTCTGCTGATTTGGTATTGCAGGATGTTATCGACCGTTGTCGTAAAAACAACCCGTCAGACTTCATGCTTTATTCTGCGGTAAGGCGTGGTGGCAGGAAGCCTGGTCCGTTAACTCCGGACGGAATCACCCAAGCATTTTCTGATATCAGGGATTCTACAGAGTTAAAGTTTGGCCCCAACCCTCCCCCATTCCATGAGATCAGGAGCTTGGCGAGCAGACTGTATGAAAGGGAGCGCGGAGAGGATTTCGCACAGAGACTGTTGGGGCATAAAAATTTAACAATGACCAAAAAATACCTGGACGCACGCGGTGCAGAATATGTTATGGTTTAGACAGGATATGGAAATTTCGAGTAATTTTCGTGGGATTTCGTGATAGCACCGAAAAAACCCAACGAAAACAAGCACATAAAAAGAGACCGAATACGATTCCTGTATTCGGTCCAGGGAAATGGCTCTTGGGAGAGAGCCGTGCGCTAAAAGTTGGCATTAATGCAGGCTAAGTTACCCTGCTATTTAAGAATAGATGACAGCGCCAGGTTTTCCAGTCCGCGACTAAAGTGGCCTGAAAAAAAGGACGATTGTCACACATCCAAACGTAAAAACCGCAAGTTCTCCTGAGCGAGCCTTGCGGTTTTTTATTGGAAATCAGAACGCTACATCTGACAATTAGCAGAGCTTTTCTGCACGCTCAACAAACGGTGCGAGGCTCATTTTTTCGCCCGGTTTCGCCGGGTCGTCAATCTGGATAATCTCGATTGGCTTCGCCGTAGTTTTCCCACTCTCTACCTGCTGTCTGGCAACATCATTCAATGGGTATTGCACCAGCGTACTGGGATTGATGACATACAGCGCGTTACCCGGACGGCAGGTCAGCATCACCTCTTCCCGATTAAACGCCCACTTATCTTTGCCAACCTCAAAACGGCTGACGGTGATGACCTGTGGCGCAGCCAGCGCGGCCCCTGAACTTGCCAGTAGTAATAACGAGATAAAGATTTTTTTCAT